ATGTCGACTGAGCAACCGGCACCGGCAGAGCCGCAATATCCGCCTCAGGTGGAGCAGGCCCGCGGCGCTGCCCAGTCGTATCTCGACATGAACGGGTTCTCCCGCGCCGGGTTGATCCAACAGCTTTCGTCATCGGCAGGCGACCAGTACCCGAAGGATGTCGCCACCCAAGCCGTCGACTCGCTGAACGTCGACTGGAACGCCCAGGCCGTGCGGGCGGCGCAGTCCTACCTCAACATGGACCACTTCTCGTGCAGCGGCCTCATCGAGCAACTCTCGTCGTCTGCGGGGGACCAGTACACCAAGGCGCAGGCCAGCTACGGGGCGCACCACACGTCGGCCTGCGGGTGAACTCGGCCAGCTAGTTCGCCGGGGCGAGGTCGCCGAGCACGCGTTGCAGCAGCGTGCGGGCGGCCTCGCCTTCTGCTGCCACCGCCCACATTCCGGCGAGGTAGTGGCGGTAGAGCCGGACGTCCTCGGGGTCGCGGGTGGTGACCTCGGTGTGCAGCATCTCCGCGGTCAGCAGCTCGTCGTCGAACAGCCAGAACCCGTGCATCGGCACGTACGGCAGCTGCCGGTCGAGCGGGATCACGCCGAGACGGAGGTTCGGGATCTGGGTCGCGGCGATTAACCGGTCGACCTGGCCGGCCATGGTGGCAGCGGGCGCGACCGCATTCCGCAGCGTCGACTCGGCGAGGAGCAACTCGATCGTCTTGGTCTCGTCGTAGAGGATGTGCTGCCGTTGCATGCGGGCCGCGACCGCGGCGTCGAGGTCGTCGCCCGCGTCTTTGAGCGCGGCCATGCTGGCGAACATCGCTCGCGCGTACCCGGGTGTCTGCAGCGGTCCGGGCACGAGAGCGGGCTCGAAGTTCACGATCGTGGAGGCCGCGGCTTCCATTTCGGCGAACGATCGTTGTGCGCTTTCGTGGCCGCCGGTGCGGAGCCGGGCTTTCCAGCGTGCGTCGTCGAGCCGGATCGCGCGCAGTTCCTCGAGCAGGGCGGCGAGGTCGTCGGCGGTGATGCCGACGACCTCGGCCCATGCGCCGAGCTCCGGCTCGGTCGGCAGCTGCTTGCCGCCTTCGATGAGCGACACCTTCGCCGCGCGCCAGCCGAGACGCTCGGCGAGTGCCTTGCCGGTGAGCCGTGGTGTGACGGCGACGCGGTGCGTTTTGAGCCGGTCGCCGTATTCGATGCGCCGGTCGCTCAGTTTGGATGCGGTCACGGGCTCCTCGTCGTCGGTGCGAACTGCTGGTTGTGCGCGACGGCGACCGGCCACACCCGGTCGCGCCACTGCCGGTGCTCGGCGACGGTATCGGGGTCGTCGGTGACCTCGGCGCCGGAAACGCCGTTGTCGTCGAAGTGGAGGATCGCGACCTGCGCGTCGTCGAAGATGTAGAAGTCGTGGGTCGGCGCGCCGAGCTTGCGGGCGTGCTCCTCGCCCACCCACCGGATGTCTTCGCCGGCCTCGATGTTGAGGTGGGTGAACTCGAACATCCATCGGAGGTATTCGGTGGGCGGGTTCGTCATCATCCGCACGCGCTCGAAGCGCTTCCCCTCGGCGGTCTGGGCGCGGATCTGGTCTAGCCAGGGCTGCATGAACTCGAAGGTCGGGTGTCCGTCGCGCCACGCCTGCAGCGGTTCCCGCTCGACGGGCTCCCGGTATGTTCCCTGGCACTCCCACCGCCACGCCGAGGACTCGAAGGTATGGAACAGGTGGGCGAACTCGGCGCCGGGTTTGATCCAGGTCATCGGGCGACGGCCTCGGCGAGCTGCTGCAGCTTCTCGCGCGACGCGGGGTCGACGATGAACTCCGGCCGGTCCTCGTCGGCGAACGCGATCTTCTGCAGGGCTTCGATGTCGACGAACGGGAGCAGCGCGGCCGGGATCTCGACGGCGCTCTCGTGGGCGGGGATGCCGTTGCCGCGGGCAGCCATTGTTTCCAGCGCGGCCGGGTCGGTGACGGTGGTGCCCTGGACAACGAGGGTGCCGCGTTCGGTGACGAAGATCGTCGGGCAGCCTCCGCCGCCGGAGCTGGTGCCGATGAACGCCATGCCCTGTGAGTCCGACATCGGGTTCCTCCTTGATCGGGGTTGGGCGTCCATCGTGGCCATGATCTTGCGCAATCTATCACCGGCAAACGGGTGAGACGGAGCCAGCGGAGCGAAAAATTCCAACATCCAACCTACTCCGTTCGAGTGCATGTATCGAATTTTGCGCAAGATTCGTTGCGAGCTGGGCCGCGAGGAGCCAAGGTGGTCGCCGTGCGGGGATGGCGGAAAGAACGAGTGCTATGGACGGCCGACACGGCAGGACGGCCGGTCGCGGTCACGACCGGGCTCACGGTCGACAGGCATGGCGACGATGTGGGCGGGCTCGCGATCAACGCTCTCGGCCAAATCACTGAGGTCGGCCCGTCGGCGGTCCTGATGCTCGACAGCGGCGCCGAACTGGTCTCGAACCTCCGCCTCTCGCTGACCGATCTGCTTGATCTGCGAGGGGGTGCGTGATGGACGATCCGCAGCCGGGCACCTCAGGGGAGCCTGATGCCGAGCCGTTGTCGACGCCACGCCAGTACAGCGAGCCGAGCCCGGACGACGATCTTGAGGTCTGGGTCCGGTATGTGAAGGCGCGCTATCCGAGGGAGGGCCTCACCCCTCCCGGCTTGGCGAGGGGGCGGCGGTGACGACCGGCGACACGAAAGCCGCGCCGCAACGCCGGGGCCACGGTTACCGGCGCCGCCATTACGCCGACGACGAGTGCGGCATCAACCCGCTGTATCTGTTCGCGGAATGGCTTCGCCAGGAACCGGGTTTCGCGCGTCCAGCACCGCCTCGGCCACCCACGCGGATCCGACTCGCCTGCAAAGCCTGTGGCGCGACCGCCAAGCACACGGATCGCCGATGCGGCGAGTGCGGCGAAAGCTTCCGTTTGGACATCTAGACAGCCCGGCACCGCGGCGGTATCCCCCGACACGCCGCGGCACCGGGTGCGCCCCCGCCGGGCGGGGCGCTGGGGCGGTGGCCTCTCCCGAAGACCACCGCCCCATCCACAGACTTGCGACGACGGGACAGCGAATGGCCGACACGCCGGACGAGGCGCGCGCGAAGCGGATCAAGCGGAATCGTCGGATGCTCGAATCCTGGCGCGCCGGTGAGTCGATCACCGAGATCGCCCGGGCACACCGACTGTCGCTGAGCTGGACCGGGCGACTGCTGCGGCAGGAAGGCGCGGCGCTCCCGCAGATCCGCCAGGGCGTCCGGCGCGCCGACCTGCCTGTCGCGGAAATCATCCGCAAGTACGAGCAGGGAACGTCGATCCAGGCGCTAGCGGACGAAAACGCTACGTCGTACGGCACCATCCGCCGACTGCTGATCAAGAACAAGGTGCGGATCCGGCCGCACGGCGGCCAGAACGCCATCGAGATCTCGCCGTTGCTGCGCGTTTCCGGGCGGGCATGACGAAAACGGCCCCCGCCGCTCAACCCGGGGGGCGAGTCCCGGGGAGCAGGCGGGGGCCGTGTGGCCGCCGGTGATGCGGCGGCCAGTCTCAGCCGACCGGCGGAGTTTGCGCGGCAGGTGCCGCCTTGGGCTTGTTCGGCGGCGCGAGCCAGGTGCCCGCGGCGGCGAGGACGACCGCGAACGCCGCATCGACCGGCGTGGGCAGGTGCCAGCCGACCGCGTTGAGCACTTCGCCGACGCCGACGCCGGTGGCACCGCCGAGGACGGAGCCGACCGCCTTACGGACCGGCCCGGCGACGGCGAGGAGCGCGCGGAGCCGCACGAGGATCTCGACCATGATCACTGCCCCTTGATCTCGACGGTGCCGGTGATCTGCATGTGCTGGGCGATCGCGTCGTTCAGCATCGCCTTGAGCGCGTCCGGGGTGATCCCGGGGTTCGAGGTGAGCTTCGCGATCGCGGCCGTCAGGGCGTCGACCTTGGCGTTCAAGGCGTTCACGGTCGGGAACACGGCGTGCGCGCCGGCGTCGCCGCCGCCAAAGAACCCGGCGAGGTATTCGTTGACCTCGGCGTCGCCGGCCTCGACGGGACTGCCGTCCGGGCGCTTGCCGATCGCGTAGGCCCAGACGGCGGCCGCGATTTCCTGTGCGGTTGGCATGGTGGTGACCTCCTCGTACTGTTCGTTGATGTCGACCTGGACGCCGCCCACTACGGCGGTTCTGTCGTTGCGCTGCCAGAACGTCACGGCGGGCCACAGCATCGAGGCACTGCCGCACTGCCACAGGAAGTCGGCGACACCGGCGGCGTTGATGGCGTGTGTGAACTCGCTGAATCCGTAGCCGCCGACGAGCCCGTCCCATCCGGCGGCTTTCGCGGTGCGGTAGAAGTCCTGCTGGTAGCCGACGGCGGTCGGGATCTGTCCGGCAGTCAGGTGTTCGTCCGCGGCGGCGCAGATCGGGATGGTGGCGGGTGCGCCGACGTGCGCCAGGTCGGCGATCAGGTCCCGTGCGTGCTGCGCGCCCGCGCCGCTCGAGATGTCGTCGGCGACGTTCTCGTACACCGCGATCACCGGCAGGTTGTTCGCGACATAGTCGGCGTACACGGCCGGGGTGATGTTCTTGCTTCGCCCGGGGGTTCCGGCGTAGACGAACACGCCGGTGTAGCCGTCCGCGACGAGGGTCGCGCCGGACGGGTGGCCGGACGCGTCTGCCCAGCGACCGATGCTCTGCATGCCGTCTCCTACGGGTGGATGTGGGTGACGAAGGACAGGAACCACAGCAGCACCGAGCCGGCTATCCCCGACGCGAACGTCCAGGTCAAGGTGCGGCGGTGCTTGCGGTCCTCGTCGCGTTGCTGCTCGACGGCTTTGCGTTCGTGCTCGCGGGCGGCGTCGGACTCCTTGCGGGCCTGGTCCAATCCGGCTATCCGCTCGTCCAGTTCCCGCTTCGACTGCTTGTGCCCGTCCTCGACTTCGGCGAGCCGGTGCTGCATCACCGCGATGATCGGCGCTTGCTGCTGGATGTACGCGTTGAGCGTCGCGGTGAGCACCTTGATTTCGTCGTGGAGGTCGCCGAGGGTGATGCCGTCCCCGCCCGTCATGGCTTCACCGGAGACTGCGCGCGCAGTTCGCTGTGCATCTCCTTCAGCTCAGCGAGTTCCGCCATCACTGCGTCGTGGGTTTCCTGGTCGCGGTCCTCGGCGGCGCGGCCTTGCACCACCTGCCCGACCATGATCAGGGGCAGGGCGACGAGCTGGATCACGTTCGACCAGTACAGCAACTGGTCCCGCGCGGCCGGGAACAACACCGGCAACAGCCCGTAGACGGTGAACACGTAGAACGCCCACATCGTCCCGAACGCCCCGGTTCCCCGGACCGCGAGCCACTCGTTGAAACGCCTCACGAGATCAACCCCCTCACGTATTTCGCGGCCTCGAAATCGGATGCGCTGGCGACGTGCACGCCGCCGTGCCCGCGGTGATGGGCTTCGCACAGCCACATCAGGTTCTGCGCCGACTCGACCCACGCCCCGACCTCGTCCGGGTTCGAGATCCCCGGATAGTCCTTCTCCAGCCACGCGAGGTCGACGCCGTTCTGCAGCGAGAACTCGACGTGCGCGTGGTGCAGCTCCAGTTGCCCGTGGCATTCGCTGAAGTCGCCGCGGTGCTCGCCGATCGAACACTTCGCGGTCGCGTGCGTGCGCCGCCGGAACGCTTCGAAGTCCCGGTAGTGCGGGTCGTCGGCGCGGGGCGGGTGCGGCGGGTAGTGCATGAGGTAGTGGTGCGTCGTGTTCTGGTCGTGCGCAGGCGTTTCGGCCACGGCGCACCCCCTCTCGGTCAGACTCCGTACTTGGCTTGGAAATCGGCGTCGGACAGGACCTCTGCCAGCGCGAACTCCGGCGGCGTCGTGCCCCAGTAGGGGCGCCCGACGATCCACCACCCGGATTCGAGGTCGACTTCCCCGTGCGCGCCGCCGGTCAGTCGCAGGGTCGGGCCGTTCGCGACGACGGTCCACCCGAACGGTTCCGCCCCGGCGAGCAGCGTCTGGATTTCGGCGACGTTCGTCCCGTCCCATTGGATGTGTTGCGCTGACGGTGGTTTCTGCGCGGATGACGACAAGGGCACCGGCGTCTCCTATCCGTGAGTCCAGAAGATCATGAGGGTGGTGGGCAGGTAGGAGAAGTTGCCGGTGGAGATGGTGCCGCCGGTGTCTTGTGACGCCATCAGCTGCACGTAGTCGCCTTGCGCGAGGTACATGAGCTGTGTGCCTTGAACGCCTTGGGCGATGAAGGAACTGTTGGTGGAGGGGAGCATCCCGTAGGAGCCGGGGTTGTACACGGCTCCGTTTTTGTAGAACGCGGTCGCGCGGACCCCCACGCCGGAGCTGGGCCAGGCGACGGTGCCGGTGCAGTAGTACCAGCCGGTGACAGGTGCGACGAACGACGAGTTGGAGGCGTTGAACGCGCCGTAGGTGTCGACGAGCAGCGACCCGAGCGACACGACGGTCCAGGCACGGTTCGGGATGCTGGTGGTCGCGGTGGACGACGCGAGGAAAATCGGCGGATACCCGAGGAAGTTGACCGAGTCCCGCACCTGGGCGTTCCACAGTGCGCCGGTGACGAGGTTGCCGGGTGCAAGAGTCGACGGGTTGGGTACGGCGAGTCCGGACACGCGGAATCCCCCTTCAATAGCCGATGATGGTGGTGGTGCCGACGTTCGCGTCGACGTCGTGCGAGGTCGGGTCCGTCATCGACGCGGGCAGCACTTCCGACACCTGGGTCCCGGCCGGGTGGGCGTTGGCTAGCGGGAACGCGAACGTCACCGTCACCGACGTGTAGCCGATGTACGCGCCGGGTTCGGGGTTTCCGTTGGGGTAGTTGACCTGCGTCCCGCCAGTGGTGGTGATCTTGTTGACGAGGAGGTCTTCCTGCACGTTGGTTCCGGCTCCGACCCGCAGCGTCAATGCGATCGGGGTGATGCTGGTGCTCGCCGCGGTGGACACGGTTCCGATGCTGCAGTCGTCGACACGCCAGATGTTCGACGACGGCGGGGTTCCGGCCAAGGTCGGGACGAGCACGGCGCTTGTCGCACCGGCGGGTGCGGTGAACGTGTTCTGCACCTGTGTCCACTGTCCCGCTGGGACGGACACGAAGTTGTTGGTGGTGGAGATGAACACGTTGCTGGCGTTGTACCAGGTGACCGACGTGGAGTATTGGGTGACGGCGGACGTGAACCACACCCACGCGGACGCCGACACCTGCGCGCCGGCGGTCACCGGAACGAACTCGGACGCGATGTTGCCCTGGCTGCTCGTGCCGTTCGGGGTGATCTGCGCGGCGTACTGGCCTGTCACCCTCGTCGTCGAGGACTGGACCAGGGTGCCGCCGTTCACGCCCCACGGGCTCAGCCCGTTCTCGAAACCGGGGTTCGCGAGCTGGCTGACGACGCACGACTTTCCGGGGATGTGCGCCGTGAACGGGATCGTCGACGCATCCGGCAGCGGCGCCAGCGTGACCTGCGTGGCACCCGCGGCCACAGCCGCGGTCGTCGAGGCGTGCAGCGCGGCGAGGATCCAGAACGCGGACAGGTCCGCCGGGCTCATTTCGAGGTCGACGAACACTTCGTTCTGCTTGTAGTCGATCGACCACGAGATTTTCTCGACGAACCCGTCCCAGGTCATCGTCTGCTCGAGCGACCGGCGCATGACGCGGGCTTTGACGCCGCATTCGAGAGCGAGCATCGTCGCCCACGCCCCGGGGTTGGCGGACACGTGGATGCGCAGTGTCTGCATCCGGTAGTCCGGGTTCCCGTACCGGTAGGTGAACCAGTTCGACGCATCGTTGCATTCGAGCACGTCGAGCGTGTTGATGGTGCGGGTGAGCGTCCGGGTCCCGTACTGCTGCTGCGACGTCGGCGCGAACGCCTCGAAGATCGCGTTGTTGTAGTACTGGGTGATCTGGACGTCGTTCGCGATCCGGGTCAGGTCGAAGTCGTATTTGACGTCCTCGTAAGGGATTTCGCCACCGGCGCTGTTCTCGCCGAACACGATGGACGGTGTCTGCGCCCCGTAGCGTGCCGACCGCGACTGGAACGTGAGCGTGCCGTCCGCGGCGACGAAATGGTTGCCGTTCTCCGTCGTCGCGATGTTCTGCAACGCGGTTTGCACGTCAGTGCCGGTCGTCGGCGAATACGTTCCCGCTGCGTGGCCGCCCGCGGTGATGTCGGTCGCCGGGCCCATCGCAAGTGTCGCCGGGGTCGTCGTCAGGTTCGACGCCCCGTAGAACCCCGTCCAGCCCAGCACTCGGCTGTACCGATTCGCGGTCGATTCGTTGTACCAAGCCGCACGCCACGAGGTGAACAGGTCCGACAAGGTCGTCGTGCTGAGGTAGCCGGCGAACTCGGCGACGAACCCCACATCCCCGGCGAACCCGTACGCCACCGTCTGCGAACCGTTCGTGACCTGAACGCCGACAGCGTCGGTGTTCGGCGCCTTCATCGTGGCGTAACTGCTGTAGGTGGTGTGGGTACCGCCTTCGACACCGTCGAGGAACCCCGCGAGCTGGCCGGTGCCAGGGTTGACGCGGACCGCGGCGAAGTGCCAGTTGCCGTCGTTGCTGTTGTCGGTGACCGAGCCGATCTGCGTGAACCCGTCCGAATAGATCCCGGTGGTGCCGCCGCCCGTGGTGATGGACAGTCCACCGGTGTAGGCGCCGAACGGGTCGACAAATCCGGGGTTCATCCACCCCCAGAGCGTGCCGAGGTACGGCGCGTAGCCGTTCGCGGTGCGGAACGCGATGATCCGCGTGTACCAGCCTGAACCGTCTCCTGCCGGTGGCACGTATCCGGACGCCTGAGTCAGGTCGATGTAGGTGGCCGGGAGCTGCGTGTTGGAGCTGGACGATGTGTTGTTGAACGTCGCGACCGCGTTCGCGCCGCCGAGGAAACCGCCGCCGGACGGCGTGTCCGCGTTCGGCTGGAACGTCTCCTGTATCGCGTTCCCGAACGTCAACGAACCCGCCCCGTACCAGCTGTACGCGACCGGCGCCGGGCCCCGGTTGTGCGACAGGTCGTTCACGTAGGTCGCGAGCTGGCCGACGTCGAACGTGTAGAAGAAGCGAAGCCCTTGCGTGGCAAGCATGTCCATGTAGAACGGCGGCTTGAGGATCGTCTGCGACAGGTACCCGAAGTGGTCGACCGCGGTGATGTCGACCTTGCGGAACAAGCCGTTGGCGTCCCAGCGTTGCGGCCACCGTTCGATGAACCCCTTGAACACCGGGAACCAGGTGTTCGGCTTCGTGTACGCGGTCGCCGCGGCCGCGTATTCGAGCTGTGCGCCGTCGCACTGCAGCGTGCACGCCGCGGCCGGGCTGTTCTGGCCGGCGATGCCGAACCAGGCTCCGCCCGCGTTCGCCGGCGGGGTCGCGGTCACGGTGATGCGGGTCCAGGTGTTCGACGCGACCGGCAGGGTCGCGACCGAGCCGAGGGACTGGGAGATGAAGTTCGCGCCCGCGTCCACCCAGGTGATCGCGGCGGCGACTTGCAGAGCCGCGGTGCCGGTCGGGGTGCGCACGTACACGCTGTAGGTGTGCGGCTGGCCGGGCACGATCGACGCGTTCGTCATGAAGATCAGCGCGGCGCCGGTGGTCGGCGACGCGGGGATCGACGTCTGGAACACCTGCGTGCCCTGGAACGCGGTCGCGGAAGCGGTCACGACCGGGTTGCCGTACGAGCCGTAGACGAAGTTCATCGTGTTCCCGGGCGCGACCGGCGCGGAGAACGCGCCGACCGTCAACGCCTCGCCGGAGCTGGCCTGGTTGACGAGCAGCACGTTCTGCGTCGCCGGGTACTGCATGCGTTTCCGCACCGGCCGGTACGGCACGACGTACGGCGAATACGGCGAACTGGTGTTGCCGGGGGTGAGCGCGCCGTCCCGGTTGTCGTAGGTGGCGTGGTATTCGCCGGTCTGGACGGTGTCGAGCTCGTACTGGCGGCCGCGTGTGCTGTCGGCGGTCCAGCTGCGACGGGACGCGACGGACACCCAGTAGTCGTCGAAGTTGTTCACTCCGGCGTTGAAGCTGATCGCTTCGTCCTCGTAGGGCGCCGCCACGTCTCACCTCCGGTAGTTCTGGTACGTCACCGGGCGCCGCTGCCCGGCGCGGAGCATTCCTTCTTGGACGACGTCGACGAGCTGCCGTTCGGTGATCGCGTTGCCCTGCACGATGATCTGGACGAGGTTCCCGCCTCCGCCGGTCGAACTGCCGCCGCTGGCGCGGATCCCGCCACCTGAGGTGGTGAGTTGCGCACCGAGCTTCGGGTCGATCGCCTGGGTGCCGTCCTGCATGGCGTTCGACACCACGTATTCGCCGCCGTGCACGACGGCGAGCATCGGCTGCCCAGGTGCGCCGGGAACGAACCCGCCGTCGTCGAAGCCCATGAAGTGGGCGATCCCGGAGAACGCGGATCCGATGGTTTTCCCGATTCCGCCGAGCTTGTCGGCGACCCATCCGATGGCTTTCCCGATCGCATCGAAGATCGGTTTGATGAAGTCCCAGACGTCTTTGATGATGTTCTTCACCCACGTGAAAGCGTTCGAGAACGCTTGACCGACCGCGTGGACGGCGTTTCCGATCCAGTCGCCGACGGGTTTGATGGCGTTGTCGTACAACCAGTGCCAGGCACCGGAAATCGCGTCTACGACGGGTTTAACGTAGCTGTCGTACATGATTTTCGATGTTTGACCGACCGTGTCGAACGCCTTTTTGATCCAATCCGACACCGGCTTGATCACGTTGTCGTAGAGCCAATGCCAGGCCGTGGAAATGAGATCCACCACGGGCTTGATGAACGTGTCGTACAGCCACTTCGCGGCAGTGCCGATCGCATTCAACACGACACCGATCGCGTCGCCGACAGGCTTGAACACGTTGTCGTACAGCCAGTGCATCGCCGTGCCGACCGCGTCGACGACCGGCTTGATGGCGTTGTCCCAGAGCCATTTGAAAATCGCGCCGAGGATCTTGATCACGACGACGACCGGGATGACGAGCACGTCGGCGATGACCATGGCCACGGCACGGACCGCGACAGAGATAGCGTTGAACACAGGCTTCAGCAAAGTGTTCCACAGCCACGAAAACGCTGCCCCGACGGCTTTCGCCGCCGCGACGATCGCATCGATCACCGGTTTGATCACGGCCGAGTAGACGGCGTGCAGCGCCGACCCCACCGCAGACCAGACCTGCTTCCAGTGGGTTACCAGCGCCGTGATTCCGGCTATCAGCAACACGACTCCGGCCACGACCGCACCGATGATCAATGACACGGGAGTGGCCGATGCCGCCCACATGGCAACCGCGAGCGCCGTGAATCCGGCTGCCAAGGCGGCTATCGCGATCGCGGCGATCTTCGCAACCGTCGGGTTTTCGCTGAGCCAGTGAGCGAACTCGGCGAACTTGTCGACGACCGGCTTGACGATCGGGAGCAGGGCATTGCCCAAGTTGATCGCGAGCGCGCCGAGGCTGGCTTTCGTCTCCGCGAGCTTCTGGTTGAACGACTCCTGGACTTCCTGCCAGCCCTTGACGTTCCCCTTCGCGTCCGCAGTGGACCCGGCAATCGTTTTGATCGCGCCCGCGGTGTACTCGGCGTTCTCGCCGGTCGTCATCAACGCGACCTTCAGGCCGGTGGCGTCGCCCATCAGCTTCTGCATCTGGCCGCCGTAGGTCGCCATGACCTGCGTGCCGGACATCTGCTGATTTCCGAGCTGGTGATACCCGGCCGCCAGCGTCGCGAAGCTTTGTGCCTGCTTCGCCGAGATCGGGTCCAATCCCTTGGCGGCCTTGGTGAACTCGCCCATCGTGATGCTGCCGTTGAGGACCTTGTTCGCCAGATCCTGAACCTGCGGGCTCGACTTCGACGCCGCGTTCCCGAGCTGGATCAGGACCTGCTCGGAGCCGGGCGGCATCGCTTTCTTCACCGCGTCCGACAGGTACTGCATCGTCCCGGACAGGCCGCGCTGCCCCAGCTTCTGCGCGACGTCCTGCGAGTCGATCCCCAGCGTCGCCATTGCCTTGCTCATCGTCTGGGTCGGGGCTTGCAAATGCCGGATCGCATCCGCCATGTTCTGCGTTGCCTGCTCGGCCGAGATCCCGTGCACCGTCATCGACGACAGCACGCCGAGCACGTCGTCGAGGCTGATGTGCGCCGCCGACGCCACCGGCAGGATGCTGTTCAAGCTGCCCGACAGCTCGTCGAACGTCATCTTCCCGGCGCTGGTCGCGCCGATCAGTTTGCTCATGACGTCCGTCGAGTACTTCGTCACATCCGCCGCGGACTGCGCGTGCGGGTAGTAGTCCCGCATCGCGGAGCTCAACGCGTCGGCGACCTTCGCGCCGTCCGCGCCCTCCGCCTTCGCGCCCTGCTCCGCAGCCTTGAGCAGGCCGAGACCGGCCGCGCCGTGATACCCGGCGGACTCCACCTTGTACATCGCGTCGGACAACTGCTCGGCCGACACGCCGACCTCGCCGGCCATCGACAGCATTCCCTGCCGAACCTGCTCGATCGCGTCCTTCGACTCGCCCGCGCTGGTGACGAGTTTGTTCGTGGACTGCTCGTACTTCCCGGCCATGTCGAGCGCGACCACGCCGACGCCGGCCGCGGCGACAGCGACCATGCCGAAGTCCTTGGCAACCTGCTTGTTTTTGGACTTCGAGTCCTCGCCGAGCTTAGAGATCGACGCAGATACCCGTTCGTTCGACGCAGCTGCCTTCCCTGCCGCGAGCTCCATTTTCGCCGACAGCGCCGCCGTCTGCGCCGCCATCTGCTCCGCGGCCAGCTTGTTCTCCGTCGCCGCGGTCTCGGACGCGATCCCGATGCGCTCGAGCGCGCCCGCCATCCGGGCGCTCGACGCGGACACCTCTTCCGACGCCGTCGTCGTCTGGGCTCCGAAGTCCTGCGCGGACGCACCGGCGGCGACGAACCGGCCCTGCGCGACGCGCAGCTGCGTGCCCATGGTCGCCGCGGTCGTGTCGATGCTCGCCCCGGCCGCCGCCACCGATTCGGCCATCCGGTCCGTCTCGGCGGACACGGCCGCCGTCGCGGTGGCGATCTTCGCGGACATTTCCTCGCCCGCCGCGGACACCTCGGTGAACCCGGCGATCGCGGTGTCGGCTTTGGTCGACAGGACGACCATGAGGTCGGCGATGACGGACTCGGACACCGGCACCTCCTCGGGTCAGGCGCGGTTGCGGGTCGTTGGCTGGGTCAGGCGGCGGTGTTCCATCCGGCGCCGAACACGCTGGCGTAGATGGTGGGTGCGGCGACGGTGACGCCGAACTGGAACGCGGGCAGCAGGAACGGGTATTTCGCGCCGTTCCGCAGGCCCTCTTCGAGGAAGCTCGCGTACTTCGAGACCGCGGTCGGTTTCGCGCTGCCGCCGCGTTTCCCTGCATTGCGGCGTGTCGGCGGGTAGACGCCGCCCGCGACGCCGACGGTGGCCGTCCAGCCGCCGAACGCGGGCACGGGCGCGGTGTGGGTGATGGAGCGGCGGAGGGATCCGGAGACGATCGCGGGCCCGGATCCGGGTGTTGCGGGGGTTTTCGTGCCGTACGGGTGGCTGCCGCTGGACGCGTTCGTTTTCGCCTGGTTCTCGATGACGATCGCCAGCGGTTCGAGGACACGGCGGCTGCGGGCGGTCGCTTGCGCGGACGTCCGCAGGAACACTGATGCGAGGACACCGGGTTCGAGTTCACCCGCCATGCTGCGCCTCCATCTGCCGTTGTTTCTCCTCGAACTGCAGCTGCAGGAAGTCGAAGCAGAACCGGCGCACGTACGGGGGCGTGCGCTCGTATTCCTCCCAGGACCAGTGCATTTTCCGCATGAGCAGCCACGCGACGAATTCCTCCGGCGCGGCCCCGCTGCCCCATGTCCCGTCCACGATGGACATCACCGGAAGGTAGACGTCCTCGTAGTACGGGTCACCCGGTTCTATTTTGGGGACGGCATCGCGTCCGCGATCGCTTTGGACACCTGCAGTTTGATCCCGATCGGGAGTTTCGCGATCTGCTCCGGCGTCGCGGGCAGCGTGAGCGGCGGCGGCTCGTCGACGTCCAGGTCGGACATGTCGTAGACGCACCAGTCCTTGATGAGACGGCACATCACCTCGTCGGAGCCTTTGGCCGCGATGTCCCGGTCGACTGCTTTTCCGTCGGCGTCGACCTCGACCCGGGTGGTGGGTTCGAGCATCGACTGCGGGACGATCTTCGGGTTGTGGATCCGCACGTAGCAGCCCTCTCCGTATTCGGAGAGGTCGATGTCGATGAAACGGTTCAGGTAGCCCGGCACGGGGCCACCCCCTTTCGTGATCAGTACGCTGCGGTCTGGAAATTCAGGAGCGTCGCCTGCAACGCGCCCGTGTCGGTGGTGTTGTTGATGGCGGCGAGGTCGAACGAGGCCTGCACGTACGTCGACCCGAGGTCGACCTGCCCCTTGGTGTAGCCGGACTGCGACGTCGTGAGCGTCAGCGACTGCGCGCCCGCCCCGATCGGCTGCGTGATCGTCGCGGTCGTCGGGGACTGCGTCGCCTGCAAGTACAGGTTCAGGTCGAGCTGGTTCTCGTAGATCGCCTTGTATGCGCCGGAAACGTCGATCGCGCCCGGGAAAATCTCCCGCGGGCCTTGCTGCGCCATCGACGCGTGGATGGCTTCGGTGGCGCGCTTGAGGGTCATGTCGTAGCTGAGGCCGCGCGTCGAAACGGCGCCGCCGTTGTTCATCTGCCACTGCCAGCCGAGGAACGGCGCAACCTTCGACGCACCGTAGGTCCAACTGGACTGGGTCGCTCCCGGCCAGCCGAGCAGCTTCGGCGAGAAGCTGACCGCGCCCTTCGGGTCGATCTTGATCTGCAGGTCGGAGATCACGCAGCCGGGCCAGCCGCGGGTTTCGACGCCGTCGTTGACGGTCAGGCTGTAGGTCGGCCACACGGTCGAGAACGTGCGGTTCTGCTTGAACGAGTGGCTGGTCTGCGAGACCACGGCGACACCGGAGGCGTGCGCGAGCGTCAGCCCGCTGCCGGTCGCGCCGGTCACGGTCAGCGTGTACGGGCCGATGCCGGACACCGCGGTCACTTTCGCGTACTCGAGGTTCTGACCGGTGTCGATCTGGACGTAGCTGTTCGCGGCGATCGACGCGGTCGTCGACACGGTGGTCGCGCCGACGAGGCTCGCCGACGACAGCGTGGTCGAGATCCCCGGAGTCACCGTGTCGGGGCCGATCATGCCGCGCAGGAAGTGACCGGCGATGTCCGGGTAGAACCAGGTGTCGATGTTCCACTGCGAGTGCCAGACGCCCTGGTAGAGACCCTGCAGCACGACGTCGTTGCCGCGGACGGATTCGTCCTTGATCTGGGCGATGTCGTCGTCGAACGACGCCTTCGTGAACGGCACCGACACGGTCGGGGGCACGTAGGCGCCCTGGGTGACTTCCTTCGCGAGCCCTAGCGTCGCGAGGCGGGACAGGTACGTCATGCGGGGTCGCCTCCATCAGCGGTCGCGTCGGGCTTCGTGGATTTGCCGCCGGATTTGGGCGGCGTCTTGGGTTCCGGGTCCGTGGTCTTCGGGTCCGGCGCGGGTTCGGGGTCCGGGCCGGGCGGGATCGCGGCGCAGCCGGCGATCGGGTCCGGGTAGTCGACTTCCTCGCCCGCGGCGAGCTCGAACGGTGCCCGGTGAGAGCCGTCGGGAGGCTGCACGACGAGCGCGTATCCGGTGATGTTTCGTTGCAGCACAACAGCTCCCTAGGCGTTGTAGTTGGGGTCGTCGGCCGTGTAGGTGATCTCGGCGGCGAGGAAGTTGCCGGACGCGAGGGTCGACACGGGGTCGTGGTAGGTGACTTCGATCGCGGCCGGGTCCTCGGCGACGGACAGGAACCGTCCGCCGTGGGTTTTGTCGAGCTGCGGGCCGACGAGCCGTTGCAGGACCAGGTCGAGCGCCGCGTCGAAATCGGTCTGGGACTGCTCGGCGGAGCCGGTCGTCGACACCATCGGCCACCAGCACACGATCCGGAACACGTACTTGCTGATCTTCTGGACGTTCGCGAACCGTTCGTTTTTGGTGCTGTGCCGCATCACGAACAGCGACTTCCCCATCCGGTCCGGGGTCCGCGGCCAGTAGGCCTGCACGACCTGCCACGGCCCGCCGTTCGCCTGCAGCAGCGCGGGCAGCCCGTCGGCGGGGTTGTAGTCGGCGAGCCACGCGGCTTCCCGTGCGGGAGCGTCGGCAGTGGACACCCGTCACCTCCGCTTCGGTTTCCTTGCGGTGTGCCGGGTGTGGGCTTTCGCCTTGAGGGTGCGGGACATCTTTTCCCGCGCGGCGTTGGACAGGTGGTGTCCCTTGTGCGGGTGCGGCCTGCCTTTGAGCCGCGCCGACACCGCGACTGCGATCTTGCGGCGTGCGGCGGCGGAGAGCGCGTGCCCGCGGTGCGGGTGGCGTTTCCCGGAGAGCGTGTGCGAGATCTTCGTCTTCGTCGCCGCGGACAGGTGCCGTGGTCCGGTGTGGTGGGCCGGTGCGTGCCCGGCGGCGTGCAGCCCGGTCGCCCGGTGCCCGGCGGTGACTTTCCGGCCGCCGGTGATTTTCGTGTGCGACAGTTTCGCCGTCGACCGGTGCGCCTTGGTTTTGCGGACGGCAGCGGTCTTCTTGGCCTTGCGGGTGATGACGTGTCCGGGGTGGACGGACCGGATGCGCCGCTGCTTGTGTTCGCGCGGCAGCAGGTCGTGGCGTTTGTTCTTGCGGACGCTGCCGGTGACCGGCCGGTGGAACCGGGTGAGGAACCCGTGGTGGTGCACGGCCCGCCGGGTGACCATCGGGTGGTGACGGGCCCGGCCGTAGTGCGTCCGGAACTTCGAGCGCGCCACCGGTCTACTGCCTCACGAACGCGGCGAGCGCGTCCAGCGCGTCGGTCCGGAGCAGGTCCGGGTCGTGGCCGCCCTGTTGCACCGGATCCAGTTCCCGCACCGCGATGCTCGCCGCCATGTACTTGCAGGCCCGCACCAGCGACGCGGGGATCGTGGAATAGCCGGCGGTGTAGGCGCACACGATCGTCGTCCCGGGCGGCACGAACGTGCCGAGCTGGAACCGCACGTGACCGGTGTCCGGCTCGTACTGGATCATGCTGACGTCCACGTTCTGGGTGCCGGAAAACGAGCGGCGCAACGTGATCGAATTGATGGCGCCCGTCCACAGCTCCGGGTATCGAGGCGGCGCTTCCCGCACCCAGAAATGCCGCGTCAGCAGGGTGGAACCGAGCGACATGGCGCGGGAGAACCCGAGCTGCGACGTCGGGTCGAGCGGCACGTACGCGTCGAGCGCGTCCTCGACGTCGAGCGCGTCCGCGCGCTGCGTCTCCGTCGCGGTGAACGTCACGAACCGCCGGTCGCAGGCGTCCTCGCACAAGCGGGTCGCCTCGTACAGCAGATCGTCCTGCGCTGATGGGGAGGTGTAGCCCTGGACGAGGTTCGCGAACGGGCCCTCGCTCAGCTGCGCCCACGAGCACAGCGTCGTGGGCGTGTCCGCGGCCATCGGCTACTTCCCTTCGGTCGAGCCCTCGACGAGGGACGGTCCGTCGTTGAAGTGGTCGACGATCGCCTTGCGGGTCGCGTTGAGGACGACGTCCTCGGGGAGGCCCTGGGCGAGCGCGTACGCGGACCAGTCCTCAGCGCTGGCGGCCTTGTTCGGCTGCTTCACGTCCTCTTCGGACGATCCGCCGCCGTCTCCCTGCCCCGACGAGTCGCCGGTGTCCGAAGAGGACGGATCCGCCGGTGCCTGATCGCCCGGTCCGGCGGCCGGTTCGTCCTCGAGGACGTGCTCGTAGTCGCCGGGCGCGATCGCCATCAGCTCCGTGCCGAGCTCGTCGGGAACCTCGACGACAGCACCGTCTTCAGCCCACTCGTGGCCTGCGACCGTGCAGCCGCCGATGTGCTTGCGCAGCAACATGGTTACCTCACTCCGCGTTGTGGGCGATGTAGTTGAACGAGCCGCTTCCAACGACGTAGACCGAGCCGACGAAGCTCTCGAACGTGGTCGGGTTGGGCACGGGGATGCCGGGTTGCGTGGTCGCGTCTCCAGCCACAGCAATCGCAGTAACGCTGGGAGCCGCCGAAACAGTGACAGTCGTAGGAACCGCGCTCGACGTGCTGAACAGGAGAACGCCGCTGGTCGCGTTTCCGGTGACCTGGCCAGTCTTGAACATTTGCTTGCTGCTCCAGAAGGTGGGGCTCGCGGGTGCCCGGGGTGCGTGCCCACGCCCGGGCACCCGCGAGGTCGGGATCAGATGGACGACACGAGCCCGTGGGCGCGGCCGACGTACTTCGGGCCGCGGATCGCGAGCGTGGTGTCGGTGACGAGCGCGAACGGGAGCGTGTCCGGCGCGGACACGGTCGGCGCGAGCGGGATCGTCTGGCAGTCCCGCGTGTAGGGGCGCACCATGAAGTCCGCCGAGCGCGGCACCAGGTAGATGTCCTCGACCGGGTTCGAGTTGAACGTCCCGCCGAGCCGGGCGTACATGCTGCCGTTGACGCCGCCCAGTCCGACGCCCTGGTAGGCAGCGGCCTGCGCCGTGCCGGTCGCACCGGCGTTGTTGGTGAGCAGCGCCGTGCCGGTGTCGACGATCGTGGTGGTCGCCGTGCCGGTGGTGTCGAACGCGTCCACGCATCCGATGAACACCGGGGAACCGGCGACACCGGTGGACCGGTACACCTTGTACATGATCGGCGAGAGGCCGTCGGGGAAGTTCGTCGGTGTCGTGAACGCCAGCGACACCGTCGACGTCGCGCCGGTGGTGGCCTGCGTGACCTCGGCGGAGGCGAGGGTTTCGCCGAACCGGGCCACGACAGCCGACACCGAGTACCGGTAGGTCGCCGCGGCGAGCGTGCCGCCGGTGGTCGCGGTCGACGGGGTCACGGTGCCCATCGACGTCGAGCGAGGCGACAGGAACGAGGACTTGACGATCGGGACGTCGCGGTAGGACGGCACGTTGAGACCAGCGGCGATCTCCACCGTCGGGGCCTGGAACCGCTGCTGGTTGGTCAAAACCTGGCCGACCGCGGACGCCATGCGCGGGCTCATCACGAACATCCAGTCGCTGCCGACCGGCATGCCCGCGTTCGTTTCGACGAGGTCGATGACCTCGTCGAGGTACTTGAGCGCGAACGTGGTGCCGACGCCAACGTTCGACACGAACTCCAGCGAGTTCACGAAGTTGTTCGAGCCGCTGCCGCCGGAGAAGTTCGCGACCTGATAGTCCAGGCCGGTGCAGATCGGGTAGAGCCCGGCGGCGGTCGCGCCGTCGTTGCCCCACACGAAGCTGTTCTCGACCGACCACAGCATCGACTGCATGGTGCCGTCGATTTCCAGCTGACGCAGGTCGCCGACCAGGTCCCGGGTCACGGTCTGCGCGAACCCGGTCACGCTGCCGACCGCCTGGAAGAGGCGGATGTTGAACACGGCCTGCTCGTAGGTGCTGTTCCCGATCGGCCGGGCGCCGCCGTCGACGACACCGCCGGCGTCGGGACGGTTGGTGCGACGGTTGAAGAAGTACTGCGTCGAGCCCCACTGCTTGCTCGGGATGGCGCGGAGCAGCGGCGCGTAGCGGCGCTGGTATTCGAGCAGGAGCGGGTCGATCTGCTTCTGGATGAGCGGAGTCACGGACGCAGCCGCGGTCAACGCTTCCTGGAGTTCGGTAGGCACAGCTTTGTCTCCTCACGACAAAGCCCCGGCACCGTGCGGTGTCCGGGGCTTGAAAGAACTGGGGTGGTGCGGCTCAGTCGGCCGCGGGGGTGGCCGGCGCGGTGGGCGCGGCCGGGGTTCCGCCGGGGATCATCGAGTCCCAGACCTGGCCGCGCTGTTCCCACAGCTGTTCGGGGGTCTGCGGGGCCGCGGTGTCCGTGTTTTCGCGGGCGAGGCCCTTGCGGCGCGGCAGGCCGTAGCTTTCGAGGATCGTCGGGATGTGCTCGCGGATCGCGTCCTGGACTGCCTTCTGCGCCTCGCTGGCGACGTCCACCTTCGGAGTGCTCTCGGTGGCGGTCGCGGTCGGGGCGGTCTCGGCAGCCGCGGGGGCGGCGTCGCGGTCCTGCGGGGTTTCGGTGGCCGCGGTCTCGGCGGCCGGGGTCTGGCTGGCCTTGACGGCGTCGGCGAGAGCGGTGAACGCCTCGCCGAGCGGCTTGAACGCCTCGGTCAGGGCCGCGGTCAGCTCGCTGGCGGTGACAGCCGCCGTCTCGGCAGCCTTCTGCTGGTCCGTCACGGCGGACTCCTTCACTGTCGGCCCGGCCTCGGTCGGCGCGGGGGTCTGGGTCGCCTCGCTGGCGGTGGCTTTCTTGCGGGCGAGGAACGCGGCCATGTCCTTCGGCGTGACGCCCGCAGACGGCAGCGCGGATTCCATGGCGTCGTCGTTGCCTTCGCCCATGTCGTGGTCGCTGTCGGCGTTCGGCGCGCCCGGGACGTCGATGTCGGCGTCCATGTCGGGGTCGAGGGCCTTGAGCGCGTCACAGGCGGCCTGCATCGCCGCGGCAGCGATCACTTCGAGTTCGGCGGGGTCGATCCCGTCCCACGCGGAGATGTTGACGTTGATGGGCCCGTTGTTCGCGGAGATGGAGAAACCGGCGCGGTCGCCGTCGCAGGCGTAGCACTCGCCGATCCGGGTTTCCCCGAGCAGCTGCGCCGGGTGAACGGATTCCTTTGTGGACACGGTCACTCCAAACTTCTTGAGCGCGCCCTTGATGCGCGCTTTGACGGCGTTGAGCTGGGTCGGGTTGTAGAGCCCGGCGTTCTTCGCCTGGTTGATGTAGGACCAGGCCGCTTTCGCGTGGTCCTTGGTGTCGATCGGGTACCGGGCCTGCTTGTCCTTCTGGTAGCCCGGGTCCGCGTATTTGACGTCCCCGTACGGCTTCTTCTTCGCCGCCTCGTCGACGAACGAAAGCTGCGCGTCGACGGACTCGGTGATGACCGTGCGCCCGGGCGCGGACTCGCGGCTCTTCCCGCCGCCGGCCGAGGTGACGGAGTCGATGCGCGCGCCCTCGACGCCGGGGAACGCGGTGAAGTCGACCGCGTCGATCTCCAGATCGTCGGCGGTTTCGACGGCCTGCCCGCCGACGCGGGCGGTGCGGGGCCGGCCGAGCCACCAGCCGAAGATGCTGACGTTCCGCAGCGACGGTTCGTCGTCGCCGGCGGCTTCGAGAATGTCGCGGGCGGCCTGGGTTCCGTTGAGCACCGCCTCGTACTTCGCGGCGCCGGTGTCGTCGACGGCGATCGATGTGAGGCGGCCGACGATCTGGGTGGTGTCGTCGCCTGCGTCGTGGTGGGTGCGCATCACGATCGGGCGTGCGTCTTCGTCGGCGATCCGGGCCTGCATGCGCGCGACCGCTTTTTCGATCAGTTCCGGCGTGTACAGGCGGCCGTTCTTCGAGACGCCGGGCGCGAGCATGGTGCCCTTGAGGGTGGCGATCATCAGACGGCCTCCAGGAACGGTTGCAGGGTGGCCAGGGAGATCGGGTTGTCGGCGGTGAGCGTGCATCGGCAGAGCGGATGCAGCGGGGGCCGCGGCGGGTCCTGGTTGATGTCGTACGGGCTGTTTGCCTCGGCGCGGTCGCACGCCGGGCAGACGCGGGAGTCTCCGGCGGTGACGAAGCCGACGCGGCCGACGCCTTCCCGCTGCCACAGGTTCATTGCGCCGGTCGTCAGCGACTGGTGCACGGCGAGGTCGACGACGGTCGACACGGCGCGGACGTCTTCTTCGCCGGTGCCGAGGAGGTCGTGGGCGGCGTCGACCATGTCGTCGTAGGACGCGTCGGCCTTGACGAGCGACGCGAGCCGCCGTCCGAGGTCGCCGGCGTTGCCCTTGACGATCTGCTGCAACCAAGCGTCGGCGTCGGCCCACGTCGAGTCGAGTTGGGACAGTGCGGAGTGGACGTGGTCGTAAGCGGTGTCGAAGTTGAAGCCGGGCAGGCCGAGCGAGTCGGCCGCGATGGCGAGGGCTCCGACTTGGCCTTCGGTTTGTGCGGCGATGATGCCGTCGCGGAGTTCCTGCCGGATCTGCTGCCAGCCGTCCGCCTCCGGGAGCGCGTGGAGGAGGACGCGGGCGGCGTCGGTGGCGCGGGCGACGTTCGGGTCGTCCGTGTACGCCTCCGTCAGGCCTTCTCCGGCGCGGTACCAGCGGACGAGCGGGCCGACGTCGAGCTGCCGCACCATCGCCCGCCAGCTGGTCATCACTGTGGCGAGCAGATCGTCGTGCAGCGCGGTCCGGCGTTCGTACACCTTCGCCCACGTGCCTTCGAGGTGGCCGAGTTTGAGCGTCGTCTCCAGGACATCCGGGTCGTCCGCGTGGGTGCACGCGTATTCGACCGCAGCGACGCACCCGGCCTTGACGCGGTCCGTCATCGGACCGCCGGAGATCGCCCAGCCCTGCGCGAACGCGGTGCGGGCGTACGGTGCGATCGCCGCGCGCGCCGCCGATTCCATCTGGTCCGGCACCGCGAACGGCACCAGTGTCCTGTCCTTGGCGTGCACCGCGGCGAGGCCGCCGAAGGTGACCGGGCGCGGGTCGAGCCGGTCGACGGGGCTGTCCTCGTCGACGGGGACGTAGGCGAGGGTGATGTGCGCGGTGAACCCGTGCTCGCGCGGGACGTCGATGCCGTGGTCGGCGAGCTCGGCGACCAGGTCGCGGCGGAGCTCGTCGAGTTCGGGCGCGTCGACGAGTGCGACGATGATGTCGCCGTTGTCGCCGCCGGTGAACCGGGCGTGCCCGGCAATCGTTGCGGTGAAGGGTTTCCGCCCGGCGACGGTGCGCACGGCTTCGGTGAGCGCGTCGGTGTCCACGTCGGCCGCGTTACCGGTGTAGGCGATCGTGCAGTGCAGTTCGTCAACGGGCAGGCCGCCGGGCACGGCGAGTTCACGAGCAATGTGCTCCGGCGGGTAGAGGGCGACCATGGAGCCGTCGGAGAAATCCGGCTGCGCGTCGGCCACGGTTGCCTCCGCTCAGGACCAGACGACGGTGACAGACGCGGGTGTCGCGCCCGCGACAGCGGTGATGCCGTTGACAGCCGGGGCCTGGAATTCGTAGACGGTGCCGACGGCCGGGGTCGCAGCGGTAGCAGCGAGTACGGTGCCGCTGCCGGTGGACGCGTTGTCGTAGAACGTGACCTGCCCGGCCGCCGAGGCGGTGACGATGACGCGGCACAGCCGTCCGGGCGCGGCCTTGACGACCACGGTCCCGGCGGCGGTGATCGCGAGAGTGCGCGCGCCGCACAGAGAGAACCCGATGTCGTCGACGGACGTGACTACTGGGTTGGTGGCCATCTCAGCCGATCTCCTTCTGGATCAATGCGGCTACGTCGACCGCGCGCGTCGGATGCCCCTGGTTCACCTCGACACCTCCACCGGCGGCAGCTCCTTCAAGGCTTGACGTCGCCGCGCCCGGTAGGTGCGCTGCCAGGACTCGCCGAGCTTGCGGACGTCCCGCCCGTACACGGATTCCTTCGGCGGTTCGCCCTGCGTGGCGTCGTTCTTGCCGCCGGGCCGGTCGTCCGGCGGCAGGCTCGGGTCCGGCCCAGCGTCGTCGTCCGCCGGGGGAACCGCGACCATCGGCGGCGGCGCGGGTTTCTCCGCCTTCTGGAACTCCGCGGCGTCCTCGGCGTCGGCTTCCGGGTCGAGTTCGAGGTTCGACCCCTTCGCCTTCCCCGCGATCATCGCCTTGGACATGGCGGCCATGTCGTTCCACAGCACGATGTTCTGCCGGTCCACCAGGACGGCGACGTCGCCGCCGTCGACCGGCGGGTTCCCGATTTCGTCCGCGTACTGGTTGCGGGTCATGGATCCGTTCCGCAGGCGCATGTCCCGGATTTCCTCGACCAGCTTCGAGTCCCGGTAGTCGATCTCCCCGAACTCCCACGCCCAGTCCATGATCCCGAAACCGAGCATCACGATGTGGTAGTTCAGCTTCTCCAGCACCAGCGCCTTGACCGGGATGACCGTGTCGACCCGGAACGTTTTGTCCTGCGCCTCGCCCGTGCCGCCGCCGAGGTTCCCGGACTCGATGATCCCGAGCTTCGCGGGCGGGACACCGAAACACGCGATGATCTCGTCCCTCAGCTGCTTCGACGCCGCGAGATAGTCGAGAACCTTGCGCGGGTCGAGGACGTTGACCTCGCCCTTTTTCGTCGTGATCACAGGGGTTCCGACGGCTTTCGGGCCCAGGTTGAACACCTTGTACTGCTCGCGCCACTTCTGCACTTCGCCGTCCTGCGCGGCCCCGAGGTCGACGTGCAGGCGCGGCGGGTCGCCCTGCCGGAAGTTCTCCTTGATCGTCGCTTCGGTGAACAGCCAGGCGGTGACGGGCAGCAACGCTTTCTGCGCCGGGCTGACACCGTAGATCCCGCCGCGGGGCGCGTCGAGGCTGATGTGAATGACTTCGTCCGGCTCGAACTCGACCTTCCGGATCCCGTCGATCGACTGCACGTATCCGGTGACTTCGCCGTGCTGGTCGCAGATCACCGACATGGTGGTCGCGTCCAGCGTGTACAACGCGACCGGCTCGCCCGCGATCCGCACCACCTCGATGTAGGCGTCGCCGAACAGCTTGAGGTCGATGATGGTCTGCCGGAGCAGTTGCACCATGTCCTCGCGCGGGTTGACCCACCGCATCAGGCGGCGCAGTCGTTGAACCGGCGGCGGTTCGGCGGGGACTTTCTTCCCGGCCTGCTCCGTCTGGTATTCGATCTGGAGACCGCCCGCGGTGACGGTGCGCGCGATGAGGTCGACGGGGGCGGACACCCACGGGCAGGTCAGGTACGCCTGATGCAGCTGGGTGAGGATCTGCAGGCGTTCCTGCGACTCGGCGAGAGCCTGCGAAGAGTTGGTGGCGGCGAGCGCAGCAGCGCCGTACTCGTAGCCGCGGCGCGGTGTCGTGTTCGCGCCCTCGATCCCGGCGGCCGGAGTCGCTGCTTCGGTGACGGGGCGTCCGGTGAACCAGGATCGGATGCGGCTCACTGCGCCCACGGGTCACCCCCATTCAGGATCGGGAATCCGCCGATGGTGGCGACCTGCAGCGTGGACGGTTCGGGGTCGGGGTTGACGGCGTTCGGGTCGAGTCCGTCCGCGAGCGGGTCGCTGTCGGCCGGGAAGTGGAACCGGGCCTCGCCGCCCAAATTCGTGAGCAGGTAGCGGAGCGCGTCCGGGGCGTGGTCTTCGGCGGTGGTGTCGGCGTCCTCGGGGTTGCCGGTTTTCGCGTGCGGCAGCGACGGCAGCGTCCGGATCAACTCCGGGCAGGTGGAGAACACGTGCAGCCGCGGGCATTCCGTCCAGCCGAGCGCCCGGTGATGCGGGCACGCGGGGGCGTCTCCGAGGTAGGTGTGGACGCGCTGCCAGCCAATGACCCGCGACCCGGCGCCTTTCCCGGCGACGGTGAGGTCGACGCCTTCGTCCGCGTAGACGTCGGCGATGGGTTTCGCGTCGCCGCGGGTGGCCCACATCGCGTCGTCCGCGTACCGGGCGGCGATGTGCTCGCCGCTGTCTTCGGCGGCGAGGATCCGCCTGGCCTGGTCGGCTTCCCCGACCTGGGTGGCGTACAGCTCCCGGTAGACCCAGGCGCGGCCGTCTTCGTCGACCGCGGCCCACAGGACACACCAGGGTGCGGCGAATCCCCAGTCGAGGCCGTTGTAGCGCCGCCACTGCGCGGGCAGCGTCATAGGTTCGACGACGTGCCGGTCATGCCGCCACTCGGTGAACATCTGGCCCGCGAACACGTCCCAGTCGCCGTCAAGGAACGCCTTGCGCAGCTTCGGGTCGAGTGCCTTGAGGTCGTCGGCGTACTCGGCGTTCACGTGCGGGTTGTCCGACAGCTTGCTCGGGATGAACCGGACGGTGCGGCCGCGGACGTCGGTGATGACTTTTTCGCCGTGGTTGGTGCCGGCGATGTACCGCTGCTTCACCGCGCCGTGACCGGGGCCGCCCGGGTTGCTGCTCGACCGGATGCCCAACACGGGGATGTCGGCGCGCCCGGACCGCAGCCGGGACTCCAGGAACGACACGACCTCAGGGGCGAGCAGCGTGCGCTCGTCGAACAGCAGCAACTGGTACTGGCCGCCCTGCCTGCGGGTCGCGTCGGGGAGTGTTTCGGCGTACCGGAACATGATCACCGAGCCGTTGGGGAACTTCAGCTCGTACTCGGTGCCGTTCCAGCGCGCGCCGATGTCCTTGCCGTACGCGACGTTCGCCAGCTCCGCGAGCAGCGACTCTTTCAGCTCGCCGTAGGTTCGCCGGAACGCGCCGACCCGCAGGCCGGGGCTGTGGGAGCAGGCGCGCAGCCCGTGCATGAGGAGCGCTTTCGACTTGCCGCCGCCCGCCGCGCCGCCGAACAGGACGTCGAACTCGGCGGCGTCGTGGAACACCTGCTGGCGTGGTGTCGGCGTATAACCGAGCTGCTGGAACACGTCCGGTTGCGGCGGGTCGAGCAGGTCGATGAGCTTGTCGAGAGCGTCCACCACGGACCACCCCCGTTACGCCGCGCCGCCCTGCAACAGCCGGAGCTTGCTCGCCGCGGCTTTCTTGCCTGCCAGGAACGCAGCGCCCGTCACGCCCGCGCCCTGCAACGCGGCCTCGATCAGGGAGGCCATGACCTCGGCCTGTTTCTCCGCGATCCGGACCTGTCGTTCGGCGATCCCGGCGGCGACGGCCTTCGCGGCGAAGTTCGCGCACCGGTCGCGTTCCTCGGCTTCGAGGCGGGCGAGGCCGCGGATCGCCTCGCCGGTCGCGAACACGTGGCCGGTGTTGGTGGCGGAGAAGGTTTGCCCGACGAGCCCGGCGATGCCGCCAAGGTTGAAGATCCGTTCAAGATCGGCTTTCGCGGTCTGGACGTCCGGCGGCTCGTAGCCGTCCTCGTCGTCCCGGTCGTAGTCCTCGGACTCGTACACGAGCTTCTGGGCTTCGTGCGCGGCCTTGAGCCGGTCCGCCGCGTCGTACGCTTCCTCGAGGAGCCGGGCGTACAGGTCCGCGCGCGCGGCGGACTGGGACACGAGCCGGAGCAGGGTTTCGCCCGGGTCGACGGTGGTGTCGCCGAGACCCCAGCTCATGACCTCGGCGCGGACAGCGGCCTTCGCCTTGACTTGCGGCGCGCTGCCGCCGTGCGAGGTACAGACTGTCCCGCCGTGGATGGCGTCGTTCTTGCACGGCCTGGTCTTGATGTTGCCTTCCTCGTCGCGGACCGGTTCGCCGTTGCCGTCGCGGATCTTGACTCGTCCGGTGCATTTACGGCTCGACACGGTTCACCTCCCGGCGCGGCGGCGTGCAGCGGCTTTGAGGGCTTTGAGGTGGGCGGCGTGCCGGTGGAATTCTCGGCGGTTTCCGTGGTCGAGGGCCAGGTCGACGAGTTTGCGGGCGTGCCGGATCGCGGAGGTGTCCGGCTGCTCGATCTGCTCGGGGGCGACGGCGGGCGCGGACACGGCTACCGCCAAATCCCGAACACCAGGTGCCCGATGAGCCAGAGCAGCAGGATCGCGAGGGTGACGCCGAGGAGGTAGTGGAGCGCGGTCCAGTGCATGAAGTCCTGGCCGGGCAGCTGTTGTTCGAGGCGCCAGAAGTTCTCGGACAGCGTGTTCTCCGGGTGGTGGGTGGCGAGGGCCCAGAACTCGGGGACAGCGAACGCGACGAACCCGGCAGCGAACCAGATCGTCCAATACCACGACCAGCCGTTCAAGATCGTCTCCTCAGGCGTTGAAGCGTCCATGCAGGAAATGCAGCCACAGGTAGCCGAGGAACCCGGCGAACAGCGGGGCGAGCAGGAACCGGCGCGCCCGGCGGGGCTTGAGACCGAGCCAGCGGCGCATCGTCGCCGTCAACGTCCCCGACGGCTTCCCCGGTGCGCGGGCCTTGAGCGCCCGCGCCTCCAGGACCGCGAACGCGCCGAGGGTGCCGGCGAGCCAGCCTGCCCACCGTTGGTCAGCATTCACGGTCACCTCCCGGGGCACCCGTCGCGTGCTGCCCGTGCGCGGGCCTGCACCACGGGCTCTGCCGGGCTCCGTCCGGCAGCCCCGGGCTTGGTGGACGGCGGCAGGGACGCCCCGAGTCGGGCCCCGGGGCGTCCCCTGCTCTGCCGGATTGAGCTACCGCTGACGCCAGCGTGTGCCGCGGGCGGTGATGCGCGCTGGGCGTGTGCTGGTGGTGTCGGCGGGCCGGATTTGAACCGGCAACCGTAGCCCCGGCCGGATTCGAACCGGCGACCTACAGGTTATGGGCCTGTCGAGCTGACCGAGCTGCTCTACGGGGCGATTGGGGGTGACTTCTGCTGCTTCCGCAGCCGGTTGACGTGCGCGATCAGTTCGGGCGACGGTACGAACCATTCCTTGCGCTCGGCGAGGCTCGCGCGGAACTCGCAATGTCGACGGTGTTCGAGGTTCTCGCCACCGGGTTCGATGGCGAGGAGTTCGCTGCCGGGCGGGTACTGCGTCAAGCGTCGCCGGAGGTTCTCTGTGGTGCCGATCTTGATGAGCTTGCCGACCCGGAGGTAGTAGACCGTCTCGTCTGGCGCGGCTCGCCAGCCATCGACGGCCCGGTTGACCTGCTCGTCGCTCTTGACGTGGTCGGTCGCGATCATCCGCAGTGCGGGCGGCAGCTGCTTGAACTCGCCGATGTAGCCGGCCAGGTGCCGGAGGATCTCGGAGGCGTGGTGGACGCAGATCGGGAACGGTGCTTCGGGGAGCGAGGGTTCGTCGCAGAACCTGCCGTTGCGACGCTGCGCCGTGCACCGGTTGAACTCCTCCGGGCGGCGCTGCGCGTGCAGATCGTGGGTTACATTCGCCATGTCGGCCTCTCAGGAAGGTTGACCACGCCCCGGGAGCGGTCGCACGCTCGCCGGGGTTTGATTTTGGGCAGCAAAAAGGCCCGGGGCTTCTGCCTCCGGGCCTATGTCGCTGCGTTAAATATGGATCCGTTGGTTGATCTTGTCAAGTCCTTGGGCCATTCCGGCGTGGCGTCACCGCCAGGGGTGCGCGACCTGGTCTTCGATCTTGGCCTTGCAGTCAGCGCCGAGGATCCCGCCGGGGCCGACTGGTTCGTGGCCGCATTTGAAGCACTTCGGGGTCTCGGTGTCGTCGCTCATGCCCACCACTCTAGAACACGTGTTCGACGCGAGCTATCGTGACCGGCATGAGCCCCGTCGGTTTCGGAGTCGGATCCGGATGGAAACCGCACGGCCCGGTCGCCTTCCGAACCGAAGGCCGCCGGCTCATCGCCACGCTGCCCCGGCACTGTCACCGCGGTCTGCACGTCCTCACCGAGGGCGGGTACACGAGCCGCGACGTCCCCGAGGGACAGAACTGGTCCGGCCCGTACGTGCAGATCTCCTGCACGCAGTGCAACGCCGACCGGGTCGCCGACTACGCCTGGAACCTCACCACCGAAGGCCGGCAGCCCGACGCCATCGAGTTCGACGACGGGCCATACGCCGGGCTCCGCTAATGGCTCATGCAGACGCAGAAGCTTGACCCGCACGAGTAGCAGCGCGGCCGTCCGTCACACCGGCCGCACCCGCAGCCAACCGGCTCGGTGTGCCGCTTGACGGCGACCGGGTCGTTCGGGTCGTAGCTGTCCCGGCAGGTCGAGCACTCCACCACAGGGGCCCACTCAGGCATCACCGGCCTCCGCGCGCGCCGGCCGCGCCGGCAGTTCGGCTCCGGGTTTGCCCATCCACCAGTCGATGAAGTCGTGGCAGAGCTGGGCGCCGTTGGTGCCGTTGTTGTAGGCCTCGGTGATGAACCGGGCCTTCTCCTCGGGGTCCATGCGGATGGTGAGGCGGGGGTTTCCTGCGGTGGGCATGCGCCAACAATAGCAGACTTGGGGCCCCACCCTAAAGAATCTTGAATTTATCCCCATCATTCCTATTGTGGGTGGGGCCCCACCCTGCTATATTTATTACATCAGCAAGAGAGAAACCCTGGAGGACGAAATGAACGAGATCACCTTCCCCCTCGCCGCAGACCTCGCCGCCGCGATCGGACGCACCGCCGACACCGACCTCAACATCGCCCGCAACCCCCGCCAGGACCAGGACATCCGGGACCGCTCCGCCGCCGCCCACCAGCACTGGATGGACATCCTCCACCACGACGCCAGCCTCGAATACGCCATCGCCTGACGGAACGCCCCCGGCTCCGGCCGGGGGCACCCCGCACCGTCCACTGCTGTCGACAAAGGAGCAGTCGTGCACCGCTACTACACCACCAGCGTCCGCGGCGAATTCTTCGTCAAGGACTACGAGGACGACGCCGTCGCCATCCCGGCCCGCGGCGCGGTCCACGCCGACCGGATCCGGGACGAGCTGAACGACGCCATCCCCACCCCCACCGGCGTTTTCGAAACCCGCTGCGAGGGCGTCCGCCGCGACTGCCGCGAGGGCGAAACCGTCAAGGTGTGGCACACCACGCGCACCGTCGTCGAACTCCACTCCCGCTACGTCAACGAGACCGTCCAGGTTTTCGAGTCTCTGCACCCCGCCGGTCTCGGACAGTTGATCGGGTCCCACTCGCAGGGCTACGCGCGGCGCACTGCCGCCTGATCTGAGCCGAAACACCGCGCCTGTCCTCCCGCGCGGTGTCGCCGGGATCGTGACCGGCCTGACGATGGCTCCCAAGGAAGTGATGATCTTGAACGGCTCGATCCCGGAAGTCAGTGTCGAAGTCCCGTTGATCTTCGTCGGCGGGCGTTGGAACGTCGACCCGCGCGTGTACGGCGAACCCCTGTACCCCACGGGCGACCCTTACCTCGACGACTCGGCCGCCTCGGACGACGACCCCGCGCTCGTCGCGGCGCGCGCGACGCCGCTGCCGGACGGCGCGGAGCTGGGGCAGTTGCTCCGCGACGCAGAGTCGATCTTGAACGAGAGGGCTGGGCAATGATCATCGTGACCACCACGCACCCGCTGACCGCGGCGATCACCGGCGACGACTACATCGAAGTTCTGCTGGAACGGCAGACAGCGTGGCTCGACTCCCTCGGCCAGGTGCGCCCGAAGTACCCGCCGCTGCTCGAATGGTTCGTCCAGGACGGCGACGAGCAGTGGGTGCAGCTGCCCGAGCATCAGCCCGTGCCCAAGCCGGAGCGCAAGCCCCGCGCATACCGGTCCGCCGAGTCGCTGCGGGAGGAACGCGACCGGGTGCAGGCACAGATGGACGTGATCACGGGCAGCGGCAGCGATGACGCTGCGTCGGTCAACCTGTCGCCGCGATCGCGCAATAGGGCGGCTGCCCGGGCCGGGCGTGCACGGTTCGCGAAGCTCGATCGGGATCTTGAGCGGTACGCGAAGCTCTCGACGCGCCTTGACCGGTTGGACGGCCGGCTCAAGGCTGCCGAGGCCAGGGAAGCCAGGGCGTGACGGCCTTGGCCCCCGCCCGTTCTTTCCTCGCCAGAAACCCTAGACAACGACTCGCGTTTCGGCATATACTCTAGACAAGGCGCTAGGGAATGAGGGACCATGGCAGAGCACGCAGGACGCGAGATCCCCAAGGAGTACCGCGACATCGTCAACTACCAGGTCGAGCACCTCGGCTGGCGCTACGACAACGGCGGCGGACGCGGCGGCCACCCGTGCCTCTACCCCACCGACCGCACCCAGCGGCCGATCGCGATCTCGACCACCCCGACCAGCCACCCGCGCGCCCTCAAGAACTTCACAGCCCAGATCCGTCGAGCCGGAGGCCAGTGGCCGCCGGAAGGGAGCCAGCGATGAACGGCTACGTCGTGACCGTCGAAGTCCTCCTCGACGGTCACAGCCCCACCGATCCGCGGATCGACGATGACCTGGTCTACGCCGCGCTCGGAGACCTGACCGACTACCTGACCGACTACGCCGGAGTCGTCGCAGGCGACGGCCGCGGCTGGGAAGCCACCGTCACCCTCGACGTCGAAAATCACGACACCGCGGTCGCAGCCGCACTCCCGCTGGTCCTGGAGCGCGCCGAAAAGGCCGGACTGCAGATCCAGCCGATCGTCCGTGTCAACGCGGTCCGCGAAGACGTCCGCGACGCCGAGCTTGAGAAGCCGAACCTTCCAGCGCTGGTATCCGGCCCGGAAGCCGCTGAGATCCTCGGAGTGAACCGGCAGCGCGTCCACCAGCTCGCCACCCAGAACCCGCGGTTCCCCAAGCCGCTGTATCGCCTCGCGGTCGGCTCCCTGTGGGACCGGCGCGCGATCGAGCAGTTCGACGCCGAATGGGAACGCAAGCCTGGCCGGCCGCCGAAGCCGGACCACCCGCGCGAGCAGGCAACCTCGGCACCGTTCGACCAGCTCAAGCGGAGGTAGCCATGGGTTGGGTGTTCCGCAAGCGGATCCGCACCGGCCGGTCGTCGTGGCTGAACGCGTCGAAACGGATCGGGCGCGTCACCGTGAATAGCCGCGGCCGCGCCACGATCCGGCTCGGACGCGGCCTGTCGTTCAGGTTCGGCGGCAGGCGTTGACCACTAACCTTCAGGTGCCTGCGCCACTGTACGCCTCGTGGGAGGACTACCTCGCGCGCACGACACCGCAGGAGCGTCGAGAGTGGTGCCAGCGGAAAGCGAAGCGCGCCAACAGGCCCCGGCTATTGAGCAACGCAGCTGAGAAGGTCTCCGTGCAGGACGTCGCCGACGTGCTTGAGGCCGCGTTAGGCCGGTGTCGCTATTGCGGGTCTCTGGCGGTCGAGGGACGCCCGTCGGCCGCTAACGGCGGCCCGGCGCCGTGGGAGCACGTCGGGCGCCGCATCGGCAGCTTGGACCATCCTGTCTCGCTGGTCCTCGGCGGCCGGAACCACATCACGAACCTGGCGTGGTCGTGCCTGTGGTGCAACACCTGGGGAAGCGAACGACGTTGGGGCGCAACCGATCATGGAGCGATCCGTTAGCCCTCGCTGCCGCGCACTGCTTCCAGGTGTCTAGCGTGCGCGGCACGGCATTCCTCCTCCGAGTCAAACCTCCACTTGCGACCCTCGTTGCATTCGCATCCGTACCACACGTAACCGTCCTTGCGGAGCGACGTGAAGCCGTGACCTGGGATCTCGTCCATGCAGACCTGGTCGCGCGCGGGTGGTCATGCGTTACAGCCGCCACTCCTCGCGGTAGTCAGGGTGTGTCGACCACTCCTCAGCCATCATCGGGGCGATCACCGACGCCAGGTCGTAGGAGTCGTGTCCGGCCTTCAGTGCCTCGTCAAACTCGGCCACCATCCGGCGCTTGGCTTCAACGCCGCGCAGCACGCGGGCAGGGTCGTGGCGGACGATGTGATCGTCTGAGCCGGACGCATCTTCATGCATAACGGCAATCGGGCCGCCATGACCCCAGACCGTGTGGACGATCGGCTCACCCCACCTGCACGGCGAGCTTTCCGTCCACCATTGGGTGTTGCGGTCCCAGGGGACATCGCGCGCAGCCTGCTCGTCTTCGTCGAGGCGTGCGTGGAGGAAAGCGATCAGGTCATCCACGGTGGTTCTCCTTGAGGATCGACGGGACCGCGAGCCCCACGACGACTGCGAACATCACCGCGACTGCTGCCCACACGAACCGTGTTTTTGCGGCGCTTTGGCAGATCTCGACATTGTGGACCTTCCGTGCGGTTTCCCGGTCCGCTTCGGCTTGGTTCGCGGGCTTGGCGATCGGGACGCCGGGGTCGGTGTTCACGCGCTGCGGGTCGGCCATGATCTGCAATGCGTTGTCCGTGGTCGCGCCAGGACCGCAGTAGACCGGGTCGTTGAACACGCCAATGTCTTGCACCGGCACGGGGAGCACCAAAAGCAGGATCGCAGCGGCTACGGCGAGGACGGCAGCGATTCGGCCGGCGATGCGGATCTTCTGGTTCTGCGAGCGTCTGGGAGGCTGGCTAGTCTGATCCATGTCGACTCCTCCTTGGGTCGGCCATGCCCCGGGGGTGTTCGCGCACCTGCCGGGGTCTCGACGGATTCTGTCATTCGCGTTCGCTGCTTTCTCTCGCCGCGCCGATCGCGGCGCACACGATCAGGGCAGCGAGTCCCGCGATGTTCCACCGCCAGTCGCCGGTGAACACGGACACGACGACGCTGGCGGCGAGGGCGATGAGCCCGGTCGCGCCGAGCGGGTGCAGGCGCTGCCGGGTGGGTGTGCGTCGCCAGCCGGTCCGGATGAGGTGGTCGGCGATCGCGTCCGGGCCGTGGCCGGCGGTGAGGGCGGCACCGATCTCGAACGCGAGATCCTTGCGGTCGTCAGGCATGGGGCAGCACCTCGTTGATGGCTTCGACGGTCCGGCACGGCCACAGGATCTCCCGGTAGGACTGGCTGCTGCAGAACAGGCACACCTGCACGGCCCCGTATTCCGATCGCTTCTCCTGCAACAGGTGCAGATCGAGAACTGACCGCAGCGCTTGGAAAGCGCGCGGCGCTGCTTCCCCTCGGATGAATTCAGGGGCCTGGTTGAACTGGCGCTGCGCGGCGTAGACGTCTAGACGTTGCCTGGTCTCGTCCATGGTGGTCATCCTGCCTGGTCGATGGTGTAGGTGCCGGGGCGTCGGCGGGCGTAGGAGGCGAGTGCGTCTTTGCGGCGGATCAGCGTGCGGCCGCGGACGCGTTTCACGGTCCACTGGTCGTCGCGGCACCAAAACCGCAGTGTCGAGGGGTTGACGTCGAGTTCGGCGGACAGGTACGCGTAGTCGGTCCACGGGTCGCCGAGGTCGGGCCATTGTTCGCGGGCCCACACGGTTCCGCAGTTGCGGCAGCGGATCTCGGTGTCGACGACCCGGACACGCAGGGAGGCACCGCAGTCGAGGGTGAGTTCCGAACCGTCCGCCAACGTCATCGCGACGACGGGGGTGGGGCAGGCCCCGATCCGCATGACGCGCGGGTTGTCGTTGCGTACCTGCCGGAGTTTCGCGAGGACGGCACGCATCGCTGTCGCGAATTCGACCACCTGGTCGCTGGCCATGATCCAGTCCCAGTTGAAGCGCAGGCTGTCGAGTTCGCGGCGGATGGTGACCCGCCCGGCAGGGACAGTCCCCCGCATCTGCGCGGGTGCGACGTCAAGGGACCGTTCGGCGCGCACCCAGCGTGCCCAGGATTCGACGACGGCCAACGCTGCCGTGTCGTCTTGGCTGCGCGGGTCGAGATGCACGAGGATCGCGTCGACGGCCGGGGATTTCGGTCCGGGGACGCGGCGGACCCCGTCGCCGGCTTGCCCGTTGGGGGTCAGTTGGGCGAGCTGGTCTACTGCGGCGTAGGCGTGCTGGAGGTCGTCGAGCACGCCCCGGAGTTTCTCGGAGCAGCGGGGGCAGACGTTCGCGCCGGGTGCGGCGCGGAACGCGTAGCCGTCGGGTGTGCGGCACCCCAACAGGCACGGGCGGACTTCACTCATCGATCGGCTCCTGCCATGAACTGAGCGAACTTCCGGTCCGACACGGTCTTAAGGTCGAGGACGCGGCCACTACGCGCGGCATACCGGACTGCGGATCGTCCGGCATTGCACGCTCGGCACGCGCGCCGACCTTGCGCAAGCTCGCTCGGTGCCAGGTTGAGGCCGTCGAGCGGGTGGTGACGCGGGCAGTGTGTCTTGATGGCCTGGTGGTGCGTGCCGTGCCGGACACGGTCGTACATGTTCTCGCTCTGCGTGCCCCAAGCAAGATTGTCCGCTCGGTTGTTGCGGCTATCGCCATCGAGGTGACGTACCTCCATGCCCTCGGGGCGAGGTCCGTGAAAGGCTTCGCACACCATCACATGTACGAAGTGCAAGGGGTTATTTCCGTCGCGGCAGAGCCGTAGTTGTTCGTATCCATGACCGGTGTAGGTCCGGCGGATGCGTGCACTGACCGTCTGCGGGTGCCCGTTGCTTCGCATGACGACGTGGGGTTCGCTGCGGACGCGCCCCAGGCTGCTCACGGAGTAGATCCCGTCGTAGTTGCGAACAGGCAACCATGTTTCGATCTCGGTCACTGGGTCTCCCCTGCTCGTGCGGTAGAGTCCGATGTGGATCGCGCGTGGGCGGTCGAAGGGGAGCAGCGGGTCGTCGTTCGCAGCGGCGACCCGCATTCCTGTTTCAGGGGCGCGTGAGTGTCGGGAGCAGCGGGATCGTGTCGAACTGCATCCGGCAGATCAGCCAGTCGTCGAGCGCGGCGAGTTCACCGGGAGCCCAGGGTTTCTCGTCGGGATGCTGGGGCACGTTCTCGATGTTGAGCGTGTTCGGGTGCTCGTACGAGGACGCGGTGAGCCGCGTCCAGACAGGATCGGAGTAGCCGATCAGCATGCGTCCCGCTTTGTCGCACCACCGGTGGGCTTCACTCGTGAGCCTGGCTCTGATCGTGGCGAACGGTGAGAACCCCATGCTCCCGGCCGCCTCATGAATCGCCAGCGATCCGGTGCAGTAGATGGTTTTCCGTTCCGGCCAGACTGAGTTGAGCGCGCGGACCAGCTCGGCGGAGGTCGCGGGGAACGTGCCTTTTTCGGTCATGCTGTCCTCCGGAAGAGTCGCCGCCAGCCGCGGCGAGACGGCGGGTTCGGCAGGGGCGCGGTCGGACGGATGTCGGCGACCTTGGAGAGGGCGCCTTCGCGGATCCGGTCCCATTCGGCGTCCAGCGTGGCCGTATCCCCTCCGGTAAGCAGCCGCGCGATGATGTCCGGCAGGTCCGGTTCCTGATCTTCAACCGGGCTTTCATTCTCGGCCGGGTTTTGAACGGTTTCCGGTTCTGGCGTTACTTCTGCCGGGTAGGGCTGTGCCGCGATCGGCGCGGGCAGTTCCTCTCCGGTGTCGAGCGCGGGTTCCAGCCGGGTGACGTTGTAGGCGGTGACCGGGGGCAGCCGGGGTGTGTTTTCGGCGAGCCGCCGCGCGGTTTCCGCGTCGGGGTGCGGGGTGATGGGACCACCCTCGGCTTCGATCTTGGCGACGATGTCGGACCAGCGTCCTGCAGTGCTCATAGTCTCCTCCTCGGCGGTCCGTCCTTTTTGATCAGTTCTTCGAGGACTTCCTCGTCGGTGCGGTCGTCTTCCGGGTCAGGCACGGTTCTCCCCCTTGATCCACAGGTAAATGGCGACGTTCACGCCGATCCCACCGAGGGCGACACCGAGCAGCAGGCCGATCCCCGGGTCGGCGAGCCAAAGCTTCGACACAACCATTGCGATGACGACGGCGAGAAGCACCGCGCAGACCGCAGCAATCCTGTAGCCGTTCATTCGCTGCCTCCCAGCGCGGTGGTGATGGCTCGGACGGTGGCGCAGGGGTAGTCGCGATAGTCGCCGTAGGCGTCGAGGCATCCGGTGCAGCAGTAGGTTTTCCCGGGGTCGACGTCTGGGTCGGTGTCCTCTGGCTTGTGGAGGTCGAGGACGGCGCGCAGCGCGACGATGGCTTCGGGTGCGATGCGTTCGCGGGTGTCGTTGCAGTCGTGGGTGCATTCGCCGTCGCACTGGTCGCTTCCGTGGGCGTAGGTGTCGAGGAGTTCGCGCGGGTCAGTCATCGTCGTCCTCTCGTTTCGGCGGTGTCTGCGGTGTCGGTTTGCGTTTCTGGCCGGTGCCGAAGCAGTTCGTGCACGGTGACGGCCGTCCACGCTTCGGGGTGTCGAACTTGCCTTTGCCGTTGCACACCGTGCAGGTCTCGTATTCGTCGCTCATGGTCAGTTGCTGGCCGCGCGTCGGGCTTTGATGTCGGCGGCGGTGTCCCGGATCTGCTGCGCCTCCACGGACCGGTCGCCCGGGTCGAGACGCGCCGCACCGCGGATCACGTCGTTCTCGTTCTTCACGACTTTCGCGCGATGCTCACGCTCGCCACGGGGCTGCTTCACTTCGTTGTCTCCTCGGTGATCGTGATGGTGAGCCAGAGCCGGCGGGGTTGGCCTTGGCCGCGGTGGATGATCGGCATGATTTCGGTGACGTAGTCGTCGTTGTCGTCATGGACGAGTCCGGCGTCGACGAGCCCGTCGATGGCGGGTTTGCTGGTGGCGGTGAGGTTGGGTGCGTCTCGGCGGGTCCGGTTGTCGCCGGGCGCGTAGTGGAGTTGGACGGTGATGTGCCGGTGGTGGCCGAGTTTGGCTGCTTTCGCGGCCCATCCAACGGCTTCGCGCACGTACTTGGTGCGGCGCGCTTCTTCCATGCGGTGTAGCCGCTGGTTGTGCGTCAGCGGTGGTTTGCCTTTCCACAGCGGGAGTTCGATCTCGATGGGGTCAGTCACCGGCGACCGCCTCGGGGTAGGTGGGTTGCCAGCCGTCGAGGTCGCGCGGCCCGAACGGCTGCAGATCGCCGGCGACCCAGCGGCCGGACCGGTCAGGCGGGGCGGGAGCGGGCTCGGGTCCGCAACAGTGGTCGCACCCGCTCACGTAGTGGTCGCAGGTCGGGCACCGTTCGTCGTCGGGGCCTCGCGGGTTGGACGGCGGTGTGCCGTCCGACTGCCCGGAGAACGGCTCTTCGCGGCCCGGCTCGCGGTCGAGGACAGCGCGGATGAGGTCGAGAACCTCTCCGGGAAACCGCCACCGCTCAAGGTTCGGGTTGTAGTTCTCGGCCAGCACGGCACGGATGTCCGCGAGCTTCGCCTCGGCCGCCTCGACGTCCCCGAGCTTCACGGCGTCGGCGAACAGTGATGTCCATTCGACGGCTTCCTCGAACGGCTCGCCGTTGTGGTCGACAAGCTGGTAGATCTTCCCGTCCGGGTCCACACGGAACAGTCCATGATCGTGAATCCATCGGAAGTCTGGCACGCGCGGGGTGTCGGCGTCGGTCATCAGCAGCCCCATTCCATCTTGATCATCACGTGCGCATTCACAGCATCTGGTTCGCATGCCTCGCTCATCCAGGCGAAGTCGTCCCGGCACGGCGGCAACCCGAAGTGCTCGCAGTCGTCGCCCTTCTCCTCGTCCGCAAGATCGGTTTGGCAGCCGCAGCGGTCGAACAGCTGAACGTGCAACGCGGGATTGGCTTCGACGAAGTCCGGCGTCTCGCCGTGGAACTTCCGGATGTGGGCTCGTGCCGCCGCGATCGCGCGGCGGGTGTCATGAGTGAAGGCGATGATGCCGTCCTCGCCGCCCACACCGGTGTCCGCGACCTTCACGCCGTAGTAGGTTCCGCTGACGGCGATCTGGTCCAAGGGCACCGACCGTGCCTCGCTGTCCGCCTGGCGCTCGACGACCTCAAGTCCCTCGCCGAACCGCGCTTCGAGGTCTTTGATGCACTCGCCGTTTCGGTAGGCGAACCGTCCGATCACCTCGTCAGCTGCGCAAGGCACGATGCCCGGGCCGTTACATCCGGTGCAGTCGTCGGCGTGCTCGTCGTCCGGATTCGTCTCGCCGGCCGGTTCCTCGCTGGCCCACTGGGTGTCGATGACGCTGGACATGTGCTCTCCGGCGTGGCCACGGTGGCGGATGCACTGCTTGCGCCCGTTCGGCGACGACGCTCCGCACTGGTCACGCTTCGGTCCAGTTGACTGCTCGAACGGCACGCCAGCACCGCTGATTTCGGGAGCCTGCGCCGGTTCCTCGCGGTCCGTGACGGGCCCGCGGGTCCGGTCGATAATGCGCTGCACGGCTTCCATTCCGCCAGCGGAAGTCGCCTCGCAGTTGGTCAACCACTCGTCCACAACCGCACGGATGTCGGCGAGTTTCTCCCGGGCCTCGTCACGCTCGCGGCGGTAGCGAAGCGAACTCTGCTGGGCAGCTTCCTCGCGCGCCTGCGCATGGTCTCGCTCCCTCAGGGCTCTGACGTGGCGCTGCGCCTGGTCGTTCTCGCATCGCTCGCACTCGGCGAGCTTCGCCTCCGCGGCATCGGCGCGGCGCTCGGCTGCTTCGGCGTCGGCGGCATAGCCCTCGGCGAGCAGCACCGGGTCGTTGACCAATTTGGTCGCGTTCCGCTGCTCAGCTTCTCGCACTTCCTTGATCACGTGCCCGGTGAGCATCGAAGGTGTGCATCCCGACAGGTCCGCGCCGAGATCCCGGAGCCCCCGATCGATCCCAATGGCGATCGCTTCGTGCAGGGAGTAGGTGGGGCGGCCCGCATTCGGCCGCTCGCTGGCGGGCTTGAGCGCTTCGGGGACGCCGTGCGGTTCCCGATCCCAGCAGTCGCACTGGTGTCCCCAGGCTTCGACCCACTTGGCATGGCAGGTGCGGCAGGTGGCGTTCCCGTAGCCGAGCGCACCGCAGGAAGGGCACGTTTCAACCCCCTGACTGTCCCGCTCGCTGGCGTTCTCGCCGCCCGAGGGTTCCTGTACCGGGGAGGGGGTTTGACGGGTTTCTGGGCTCGACGGGTCGAGGGGCCGGGTGTGTTTGGTTTCGACGACGAGCCGGTCGAATCGGGGGTCGTCGAGTTCGACCAGGAGGTGCTCGCCGCGGTTCTCGAGGACGGTGGCGGCCATCCAGGTGTTGCCGGTGAATTTCCATTCGATGCGGCGGTGCAGCCAGTCGGCGACGGCTGTGCGGTGTTCGGGGGTGCGGTCGCTCATCGGTTGGTCTCCTGTCGGGCGGCTTGGGTGCGGCTGTGGTGGTAGCCCTTGATTGCTCGCCATTCGCCTTGGTGGGTGCCTCGGGTCAGCCGGTATCCGCAGGGGCGGTGTTTTCCGGCGCGGCAGCGTTCGTGGGGGCATACGTGGTCGAGTTCGGGGTCGCTTGCGGTGGTGGCGCGTTGGGTCCAGCCGAGGCTGCGCCGGATTTGCGCCATGAAGTCGCGGACGCGTTCGGGCTCGGCAGGCGGGGCGGTGGGGAGTTGGCGTTCGGCGGGCATGGGTGCGGTGCGGCGTGCGGCGCGGATGTGCTGGGTGACGTGCCCGGGCATCAGGAAGTCGGTGCGGGTGGCGTAGTGCTGGTGGACGGCTTCGACGGCTTCGCCGAGGGTCCACCGGCCGATCTCGCTGGCTTCCTGCCAGGCGGCGACGTTCAGGTCGCCGGGGCGGCGGTTGTCGTAGCCCATGGCGGCGGCGAGGACGGCGCGGATCTCTTCGTCGGTGAGGCCGGTCATCGCTCCTCGCATTCGAATCGGACTCCGGCAGCGCCACGGAACTCGTCCCAGACGACGACGGGTTCGCCACGATCCATCGTGGTTCGCCACCAGCCGACTTCGCCTATGGCGTCGAGCAGGAAACGGGTGCTGCCGATGCGGTATCGGGCTTCGGCGCTGGCGAGTTCGAGCGCGCTGGTGACGTCGTGGGTGCCGAGCACGAACACGGAGTCCCGGAGGCCGTCGTAGTCCGGGCAGTAGATCGCGCGGATCTTGCGCGGCCGGTAGATCTTGCCGTTGGGGCGCTTGACCGGGTCGAGCTTGGTCATCAGGCTCCTCCTGGGAGTGCGCGGAGCGTGGGCGGTTCGTGGCGGCCGTTGGCGAGGAATTGTTCGGCGAACTGGTCGGTCGGCGATTTGGCAGGTGCGGCGCGGGCGGTGGCGCCGCGGGCTTCTTTGCGGATGTCGGCGAGCAGGCTCGGGAGGAGCGCGGGCCCGATGCCGGTGCGGGAGTCCCAGCGGCGCAAGGCTTCGGCGAGCTCGTCGGGGGTGGCTTCGGGCCAGAGCCGGGCGACCTCGAACGCGAGGGCGGTGCGGACGGCGGACGGGACGTGTCGGCCGATGGCGGCTGAGACGAGCCGCGCGGCGGCGGTCGAGTGCGGTCCGGAGACGCCGCGTTCGCGCGCGACACCTACGGGCAGCGAACTACGGGAGTCTCCCTCGCTTCTTCTTTTCTCTGTCTCTGTCTCTGTCTCTGGCGACGTTTTGCGATCGCTTCGGGATCGGTATGCGATCGCTGTGCGATCCGTGTTTCCGCTGGCAGGTCCGTTATGGACGGTCAAACCGGCCGTACTCGACGCCGAGGCACTGACGCAGAGGTGCACGTCGTTCGCATTGCTAAGGTTCGTTTCGTTACCAAAATTTTGATCCGGACTGGCATCGGTGAACCGATCAGTATCCGATCGCTTATCCGATGGGTCGGGGGGTTCCGGAGGCGCGTCTTCGAGGCAGAACTCGCACGCCGGGTCGTAGATGCCGCGCTCTTCGTGCCAGCGCCGGTGATTCCCCAGCCTCGCGCCGCGCTTCTTCGCCTCGACCTTCTCCGCGATCAGCTCCGCTGACCGCTGGTGCTCCAGATAGTCGTGCATCACCATGTGGCCCTCGCCCGGCTCGACCAGCCCGGCGCGCTCCAGCTCGTCGCGCGCGCCCTTCGTGCCGCGCTTCTTCCACACGGCCACCGGAACCCGGCCGTCGGTGCGGTGGCGCGAGCACCATCCCCACGTCGTCACCAGCAGACGGAACGCCTTGTCGGACAGCGCCGCTGTCTTCGGGTGGTCCTCGATCCCGTCGTGGACGCGGATGTACGTCCGCTCGTCAGCCATCAGGCAGCACCGTCCTCTCCCTGGTGCCGCTTCACGTCACGGTTCTTGCGGACCCGGTTGCGCTGATAGAGGCGTTCGAGGTTGATGACGGCGGGGGTGCGCACGCCGCGGCCGTAGGCGGCGTGGGCGTGTTTGACGCGCCGGTCCTTGTCAGCCATCAACGCGATCGCGATCATGACTTGGACGAACGTCTCGGGGTCTTCGCGGACCCACGGGGCGAGGATGTCGGCGACGTGGATGGCGTCGGTGTTCTCGGCAAGCTGGATGATGACGCGGGCGCGTTCGGCAATGGGTTCGGGGACGTCGCGCAAATGGTCTGTCACCGGTCACCTCCTCAGTTGGCGTTGTGATGGTTGGTGTGTCGGCGGGGTCGTGGCTGGCACGCGGCGCGACCCCGCCGACAGGTCTCAGGCTTCGCGGTCGCGCACGGCTGCCTCCCCTCCGGCGGGGGTGGTGGCGAAGTGTTCGGCGAGCAGGGCTTTCAGGTTGCCGCTTTCGCCGAGCCGAGTGCCGCACGGTTCCTCGTAAGCGATGTACTTGCGGGGAGCGAGGCCGCGCACCTTGGGCGCGTTGAAATCGAACGTCTCGACGATCCGGATCTCGCGGTCGCCGACCTTGACGTTGGTCAGCTCCAGCGAGCTGATTCCTTCGTCGTCCGGGTCCAAGTCGCCGTACATGAACCCGCGCGCCGCGTCGTCGTAGGCGTCGTACGCGGTGTCCGCTTGGACGTTGAACGTCATGGTGCGTTCGTAGGTCAGGGTGATCTCGAACTTCTCGCTCACTTGTCCTGTCCTTCCTGGACGGTGGCGTCTGGGTGGCTGTCTGCTTTTGCGGACACCGAATCGGCGAGGTGGTCGCGCGCGGCGGCGTACTGTTCGTCGCTCGGCCGGATCGACTCGACGATCGCGAGGACCCGCGCCGCGACGGCTTCCGTGTCCTCGGCGGAGATCCGGCTGTAGGTGACGGTGGTCCGGCCTTCGGCGTCGCGGACGTCTTCGGCGAGCTGGCGTCGCGCGAGCACGTCGATCGCGGCCTTGCGGGTTTCGGCGTCCACAGGGTTCTCCAGGGGTAGCGGGATCTGGTTCGGGTCGGCGGCATGCCCAGGTGCCGGGATGACGGGCGCGGCCGGGTTGATGCGGCTCCAGCACACCGGGCCGTAGCCGCGGGCCTTCGACTCGTCGGTCTTCAACCGGCGACCGCATTTCGGGGCCTGGCAACGATCGGTCATGCGCCTGCCTCCGGTTTCTGGCCGGTGCCGGGACAGTTGTTGGCGCGGTCGCGTCGGTCGCCGGAGCGATCCGCGTGCCCGTGCGCATGGACAGTGCCGTCCCAATGGATGGCGACGTCCCGCCCGCACACGGGACAGGTGCCTCGCCGCATCCGGAGAACACCGGCCGTGCGCGGCTTCGCAGGAGGTTTCAGCGCGCGGACCTTCTCGGGGAGCAGCGGCAGCGGAGTCACCGCGCCACACGCCCACCGCACCGCGTCCTCGAACACGCGCATCCGTTCGTCCTCGTGCCTGCGCGGACATGGGTACGGTGCCCGATCCACCGTGTTCAGCAGTTCGCCGAAACCCTCGTCGCTCACACCGTCACCGCCTCGCGCGCGGCAGCCGGCTGCACGTACATCCGCGTCCGACGCTCGGGTCGCGGGAACAAGCCGTCCATGTGCGGTGGCTCCGGTTTCGGCCGTGGCTCTCCCCCGCCGCCGCCCGGTCCCTTGAATTCGATGCAGTGGTACTGGTCCTCGATCGAGTAGAGGCCGTGCTCGTCGCGCGGACCGTCGAGCCATTCCGCCGGGGTTCGGCCCATCATCGCGACGAGGATCAACGGACAGCCGGTCTCCGCGATCCCGTTGCGGAACGGCGCATCCCGCAGGCACCGGTCGCACCAGTTCGCCTGCCAGCCGTAGCCTTCCGTTCCGTTCGAGAACGCCGGAACGTCGCGGGATCGGGCTAACGCCTCGTCGTAGTCGATGCTCACGCCGACCTCCGGAGCGCCTGCTCGATCGTGTCCGGCCGTACCCCGTACCGTTGAGCCACCGACCGGAGCGACTGCTGACCGAGCAGCCACCGCAACTCGTCCGAGGGCGGCAGCTTCGACTGGCCGCCCGGCTTGCGGCGAACCTCCTCGACACCGGCCGGCTCCGCCGTCGGGTCGTCGATGGTGTCGTCGTCCCACGCCAGGGGAGGTGCCCAGCCGTGCCGTTTCGCGTAGGCGCGGGCGTGACGCGCGGAAGAACCGTCCGCGGGCGGCCTGTTCCACAGTTCGTCGTACAGCTCGCTGATCTGGCGCTGCTTCGCCACCGTGATACCGGTCTGCCGATGCATGAAGATCCAGAAGTTCGCAGGGGTGATCCCCAGCCGTACAGCCAGCTCCCGTTGCGTGCGGCCGGACGCGACGAGCGCCTGCAGCCTTCGCCGGCTGCCGGTGATGTCAACGCGGGCCTTGTCGGTGAACCTGCGGATGTCGGCGGGGTCGATGGCGAGGATCTTGGCTGCAGTTTCCGGCCGGATTCGTTTCGCCGGGGGATACCCGGTCTGGCCGTACAGAATGTGGGAGACGGCGGAATGGCTTACGCCCGCAAGGTCGGCGGCGCGGCGCCGACCTATGCCGGTGTTGCGGAGTGCGAGCAGGTGCTGCCGTACTGGTTCCGCGTCGACGGACAACGGCCGCCCGTACGCGCGTTGACGAGACCGATGGCGCTGGTATTCAGCGTTCGCCGCCCGGCACACGTCGCAGCGGCAACCCTCCATCACGTACTTCGCGCGCCCGTGCGGACGCTCCCCGTTCATGCGGCACCCTCCCGGATGAGCCCGGCACGGCAGGCGATCAACACGGCGTGCGCCCGGTCTTTCGCCCCGAGCCGCCGATAGATCAACTGGATGGTGCGTTTGGTGGTGGCGATCCCGACGCCGTGCCGGTCGGCGATTTCCCGGTAGGAGAGTCCTTCCGCGAGGAGGTTGAGGTGCGCGATCCGGAGCGGGGTGAGGCCGAACGTCGTCGGGTGGGTGTCGACGCCGTCGCTCACGTCGAGAGTCGCGAGTTCGTGGTCGCCGTGCCGTACCGCGCGAACAACGCAGGCGCGGACGTCCTGCTTGGTGAGGTCGGCGGCAACCCGGCGAACGGTCATCGGGTCCGCGGAGACAATGAAACTGCGGATCATGCCGCCACCCCCGGGAACCGGTCCCAGTCGATGTGCCCGGCTTCGGTGCCGTCCGGAACCTCGATGTAGGTGGAGCGCAGGAACTGGGTCACGTCGTCACGGGCGAACACGGCCAGCGCTTCCCCAGCGTCGGAGCACAGGTGCACGCCGACAGTGACTGCGCCCGGGGTGACCTGGACGTCGCCCTCGCCGGCCATGCGGGACAGGCCGTCCCGCAACAGGTCCCGCGCGAGCAGCCACGTCAACACCCGGCCCGCTGGCAGGAACCGCAACGCGACGGCGTACGGGTCGTACGCCGGGTCGTACTCCATCCGCACCGGGATCCGGTACGACACAGCCCCGGTTTTCACCATCGGCTCCGCAAGCCACGTGATCTTCATGCCACGGCCGCCTTCCACACTCGCACCGGCCATTCGGTGTTGACGGGCTCCGTCTTGCCCTGCCGCGCGAAATAGTCGGCCAACCCGAGTTGCTGCTCGCGGTACCAGCCGACCTGCGCCGCGTGCAGGTCCGGCAGCGACTTCTCACCGATCTCCGGGCAACGGCTGGCGAGCGTCCACGCCAACCGCGCCGCGGCGAGTGCGTCCGAGTCGGAGTCGTGCGCCTGGTCGAGCCGAACCCCGTAGTGCGCGCAGGCCGCGCCGAGCGTGCGACGACCCGGCCGGTACCGATCGACATGCTTGTCGATCACGTAGGGGTCCACGACCGGGAACGGCACCATCGCGGGCGCGTCGATCCGGTCCAGTTCCCGCGCCAGCACAGTGAAATCGAACGACGCGTTGTAGGCGACCAGCGGCTGCCCGGCGTCCATCGCCGTCTCCAGCGCACCGCACAACCCGAGCACGACGTCCGGCAGGTACTCGCCTTCGGCGCGCGCCTGCTCCGTCGTGACACCGTGGATCGCGGTCGCCTCCGCCGGGATCTCGACCCCCGGGTCGGCGAGGTGATGCTCGGTGTCGACGCTCCCCTGCATCGGGTCGATCCGCACCAGCGACGCCGTCACAATCCGCGCCGTCTCCGGGTCGGCCGAGGTGGTTTCGAGGTCGAACGCGACCATCGGGCCGTGATGCCAGTTCATCGGGCCGCGCCTTCCTGTTCGTGCGCGGTCAGATCCGGGTCGTCGTCGCGGTAGCCGTTGTCCTCGCCGACCAACTCCGCGTCAAGAACCTCGTCGTGCTGGCTCTCCTCGGTTTCGCCGTCCGCCTCCGTCCACGCCGAGCCGAGGTTCTTCACCTGCTCCGGCGCGGGCGGGACCGCCGGGCGTTCCTCGGCGACGTCGGCCTGAGCACGCAACTGCTCGCGGATGTACTCCGCCGACGTCGGCACCCACTTCGCGAGCTGCCGCGCCGCGGACTTCATCCACATCGCCTCGGTGTGCTGCTCCCACGGCGAGAAGTCGCTGTTGCTTCCCTGACTCGACTTCTTGATCCGGTCGATCGCCGCGTTGTTCAGCACGACCACCTTCGACGTCGCGCCGGTCGCCATCTCCGCGTATGCGTAGACGAGCCGGAGGTCGCCGCGGTCCTCGGAATCCCAGTCGATGTCGTGGAACGGCCGCTTCTGCGGTCCTTCCCAACGCGGCGGCCGCTGCGTGTCGAGCGCGCCCGGCCGCCACACGAACACGTCGTTGCGGTACACGCACTCGACCACCACCGACGACACCGCACCGGCGCGGTACATCAGCTCGATGTGCCCCTGGTAGCCGACGATCCCGAGGATTTCCCGCGCGCCCTTCACCTTCCGGGGCGTCAGGTAGTACTGCTCGGTGCCCGGCTCCAAACCGAGCCGAGCCGCCTCCGTCAACGCCGCGCCGAGCGACGCCGGGTTCGACAGCGCCGCGAGCTCCAGTTCCGTGCCGACGACCTTCTGGCCGCCGATCATCGCCATTTCCTTCTTGCCCTTGCGGAGCGCGGACTGCGCGAGGCGCAGCCACATCTCCGGCTTCACGTGCGAAGGCAGGACCGGGGTCAGGAAGTCCGAATAGGACCGGACCAGTCCACCGGCGCTGGGAGCTTTCTGCTCCAACGCCTTCCCAACGGTTTCGGTCATCAGGCTGCGCTCACTTTCAGGCCAGGGGTTTTCGTGGATGCGGTGCGCTTCACCGACGGCGGGCTGTCGACGCCGCGGCCGGCGACCCGCATCGCAATCTGTTCGCCGTCGAAATAGGCACGGCGGGCGGTGCCCATGAAGTCGGCGAGGGCGGCGGTGGTGCGCTGCTTGTCCTCGGCCGCTTCCCGGTACGCGTCGTAGGCGTCGAGGTAGGGCATGGCGATGTGTCCGGGGACGTCGACCTTGACGTCATCGATCTCCGGGTGCATTTCCCGCACCACCTGATAGGTGGCGTCGTGCGCGTCGATGTCGGGGCGTTCGTTGCGTTCCAACGTGCCGAGGAATTCCCGCGCGGCGTCGAGCATGATCCGCACCTCGTCCGCGGAGTACTCGACGACGTATTCCCGGTAGTCGCTGCCGGAGATCAGTACCGCGACGTGGCACACGTCGAGCCCGAACACGTCGAGGTACCAGAGACACTGAGTCCGGTAGTAGACGGGGATTTCGTCGGTGCCGGGCTCGCCCCAGCCGTCGGAGTTGTACGCGGTTTTGCCCTCGTACAACATCCACGGACGCCCGGACAGAACACCCTGGTCGGCCCAGTGGTGGATCATCCCGTCAGGGTTCGCGATCTGCCACGGACGATCCGAGTGCCGCCAGGTGCCGATCGGCATCGCCGCCGGGAACGCGCCCTCGACCTCGTCCGGGTAGGCGCAATGCCGGTCGTTGAATTCGCCGCGCACCACGTCCTCGAGCTTTTTGCCCCAGTACATGACGTCGTTCTCGACGACCGGCGCGGCGAGCCCCATCTTTCTGTGCCAGATTGAGAAGCGAGACTCCCAAGGCGAAAGGCCAAGAATCGCCGCGATCTCGCTCCCGCCGACACCGCGCCTGCGAGCCTCGTGCCATTCCGGCGAACCGGCGGGCCAGTCGCCCAGGTAGACGGCGGTCATGCTGCTCGCCCCGTCTTTCGTGCGTAGTAACGGCGATCAGAATCACGTCGGCATTCGCGGCAGTTCCGGCAGCCATTCGGCTTGCGGTAGGTGTTCGCGGGCGTGAACTCGTGGCCGCGTTCGCAGTGCGTCTGCGAGGCCCGGCGCGCCGTGGTGGTCTCTCCGCGGAGCAGGTTGACCCGGATCGTCACCGGCTCCAGGTGCTCGGGGTTGACGCATGCACGGACGCGGCAGAGATGGTCTAGCTGCAGGCCTTCCGGGATGGCACCCTTGGCCAGTTCGTAACTGAACCGGTGCGCCTGCACCAGCCTGTCAGCCTTGAACTTTCCGTAGCCACCCTGGTCTTTCGCGGCCAGCCAGATCCAGCATCCGCCCTCCGTCTTGGCCACCTTCGGCCAGAACCGCGTGAGGACGTCCGGCGTCGCTGCGGTGTTCACGGGGTCACCGCCGCGCGGTCGTCGAGCAGTTCCGGGTCGGCGTCGACGCCGTCCTCAGGCAGCGGCCACTCGAGCCCGAACTCGCCGCCCGTCCAGATGTACAGGGAGTTCAACGCCATTCGGAACGCGGCCGCCTGGCCCTCGTAACGGGCCACCATCTCGCGCGAGTGCATGCCCTCGGCGGACTTCGCGTCCTTCGCGGCCCATTCGGTGCAGGACTTCGTCACCTGCTCCAGCGCGGCCCGCAGCTGGGCTTCGTTCATCGGCATTGCCTTGCTCATTTCGTCGCCTCCGGGGGCGGAAGAATCGTTGGCAGGGCGGGATTTGGTGCTGCTGCCGCTGCCCTGGGTGGTGGCCTGCTCGGCGTCGGACGGCCGCGGGGCCTCGATCTCGACGACGTTCTCGATCCAGCGCGCGCCGTCCTTGAGCTTGCGGACGATCCCCATCACGCACCCCCGGACAGGCGCGGGTCGTCCTTGGTCGGTTTCGGGTCGTTGAGGCGCGCGACGATCGCCTTCGCCTCGCGCGCGAACGCACGGTCCCGTTCGTTGCTGTCCTTGTTCTGCGCCTTGTTCCTCGGCACCGGGTTGTTCTTCGCCTGCTTCGGCATCAGCGCGCCTCCTCGTCGACAGCGAGCGCGGTGACCGACAAGTCGTCCAGAGGGAACATGTGATCGGCGGCGGTGATGTACTCGCGCGCAGCGGCGTCGCTGGAAAACGCCGCGACCGCACCGATGTCCTCGGCCTCGACGACGTACGCAATCTGCGCGGCGCTCATCGCTGCACCGACCCGTCACCCGGGCACTGCCGGAATCGCCTCTCGAACGGAACCCACCGGCCGGACCGGTCGAGGTGCTCGACCTGGATGTCCCGGTCGTCCACCGACTCGGCCTCGGCCCGGGCGACCAGCCCGTTCGGACCCCACGTGCAGCAGAAGCAAGCCTCGATCAATTCGTCCAGCACGCTCGGGGCCGGGGTTTCGCCCGGATGCGGGTACACCTGCCAGCGGACGACATGCCCCGGCCGGTCGCAGTGCTTGCACAGGTCCGGCTGCTCCGCGGCCTCGCTCGCGGCCTGCCACTCGCGCAGACCCGGTTCGGTCAGGACCAGCGGCGTCACGACCGGCGGCCCGGACAGCACGACATGCTCACGCGTCGCGGTCATCGGACCCACCAGCCGATCCCCGTGCCCACCAGCACCCCGACCGTCCCGGCCAGGATCGTGACCCGCGTCCCGGTCAGGTTCCGCGCGAACCAGCGGCCCACCCGGTGCGGCCAGCTCCGCTGAGCGGCGTTGATCGCCGACACGAGATCCAGCAGGTCAGCGGTGTGCCCCTCAAGCGCCTCCGGCATCGAGTCGACGAACCCCTGCGGAGAGACAGCCGGAAGAACCTCGGTCAGCTCGTGCTGCGCCATCAGCCGGTGGACGACCACGACACCCAGGCCCGGCAAAGTCGACTCGGCACCATCCGGCAGCGCGTGCCGGGCAGCCGCCCGGCCGGTGTCCTCCCGCACCGCGTCCGCGTGCGCCAGATTCACGACCAGCGCGCGGCCCTTCGCCGTCAAGTACTCGCCGCCGTGCACGTCCCAGCCGAGCAGGCCGACATGCTCCAGGTCGAGCAGCTCCGGCAGCTCCGCGAACTCGCCGCGCGAAACCTCGCAGCCCTCGTCCCGGGCGAGCAGCAGTTCCAGCGTCGCCCGCTGGGTCGCCGTGAGGTGTGTGAGAAACTGTTCCGTGATCATGAGAAATGCCCTTCTCTGGTCGTTGCCCGTCTCGGCCTGTCCGCCGAGGCGGGCTCTTTCTGTTGTGGGGCTTGAAATCAGGCGGCGGAGGGCTTGCGCTTCTGCCGCGCGGCTGCCGACTTGGCGGCGAGCTGGGTGAAGTACGCCTTCCGTGCGAACTCGGCACGGCGGGCCCGCTCCCCCGGCTCCAGGACGCCGTCGGGGTCGACCTGCCGCTCGAAACGGCCGCGGTTCGCGCGGTTCGCGGCGGCGGTCATCTCCTTGCGGTCTTCGGTGGCGAGCCGCGTGTAGATCGCGACGCGCGCGGCGCGGGACCGCTGCTCGGGGGTACTCATGCGACGTCCTGCGCTCGACGCGGACCCTTGCTCGGTTCGCGCTCCTGGCGGCGAGGCGGGGCGACGCGCTCGATCTTCGGTTGGGGCTTCGGCTCGGGTGTCTTGTTCGGTTCGTCCTTGCTCTCGTCGATCAGTTCGTCGACAGCCACGCCGTAGAGCCGCTCCGCGCGGAACGCGAGGGCGAGCGAGACGGGCTTGACGTTCAGTTCGATCTGTCGCAGCGAGCCGCCCTGGATCCCGAGGAGCTGGGCTGCCTGGTCGGATGTGATGTCCATCCGGGCCCGGCAGCGTCTCCAGGTTTTCCCGTTGGGTCGTGGCATGACTCGATGGTGCACGATGGTGCACGACATGTCAATGCACGATGTTGCAATGGTGCGTGATGGTGCATTATGGTTCATCACCGTGAGAGCCAATTACGCCTGCTACACGCGACGTCGGCGCATTGAGCGACATCGGTATCACCGTGTGTCGCGCACGGTGGTGCGCTATGGTGCACGGGTGGCCGCGACACGACCTCACACCCGCGAGTACTCAGAAGAGGCGCGCATCCGCCTCGGCCTTGCAGTGCAGCGAGGCAGGGAAGCGGCGGGCCATCAATGGCGGCCGTCATTCGCCACAGAGGCCAACATCAGCGTCCGAAGCCTGGTCAAACTCGAGCAAGGCAAACCAGTGGGGGCACTCGTCTACGAATCCGCCGCGCGAGCGCTCCCCAACTGGACCGAAGACACGCCCGTGCAAATCCTCACTGGCGGCGAGATCCCGCCAACGGTCGCCGCCGGCCAGGCGGACGCATACCCGATCGAACTCTACGAACGCGAGCCACGGGACACGGTCGAGCACGAGATGCTGGCGATCCGCGGCGAGACCGACGACGTGAAGTGGTCTTACATCATCGACAGGCGCAAGCGGCTGTTCGACGAGAAGCACCGCGGAGTAAGGCGAGGGTAAACGCTGGTCCGTCCGGGTATTCGTAGCATTGCGAAACGATTACTGGCTGGAAAACCGCCGGTCAGAGCGATATTCGTGGAGCAGTGACATTCCTACTACTACTGTTCGCACTGGTCTTGCTCGCCATCATCGCGGGCGCCCTGCTCCACAACGCGTGGGCGCTCCGCCGCCTCCACAAGAGACTCGACGCACGGGCCCGCCTCGACGACCTCAGCCGCGCCCCGGACGACGACGGAGGCAGCCGCACCGCACCGCCCGTGCTGCGGGTCATCAAAGGGGGTGCCGCCGCGGTGATCGGTGCCGCTGGCGTCGCCATCGCCTGGTCCCGGGAGCACCCAGCGGCAGCGGTCGTCGGTCTCGCCGCCGTGGTGACCACCGGCGTGTTCGCCGCCGCGTCGAGCCCTGTCGGCACACCCGACATCGGCAACCCGATCGCCGGGCCGCCCGAACCCGTCCCGACGGTCACCGGCCCGCCGGCTCCGCCCGCGCCGCCTCCGGCTACACCGGGTCCGGCACCGACGACGCCACCGCCCGCTCCCGCGCCCGCCGTCAGCGCAGGCGGTCCAGCCGCACCGGCGGGCGCGCCCCTCTCGCGCACAAGGCTCCCCGAACAACGACCGGCCGCCGCGGCCACGACACCGCCCGCGGAACCAGCCCCGACCGGCGGGCACCCCGCGCCGCCGACAACCCGAACGTCCCCGACGCGGGCGCCGACCACACCGCCGGCCCCGAACCCCACGACAACCAACCCGTGCCCGCTCGACCTCAACCTCCGCCCGGTCGCGGAGCTGTGTCTCCTCTGACCGTTGCTTGGGCTGGCCGCTCCCCCGGCCACGCCGCAACGGTTCTCGTAAAACTGCGGGGGGGGGGCGTCTTCAGCCTCTTTTCCCCCGCCCGCCATGCACTGAACAGCGCGGCCCGGCAACCGTGACCACACCGGCTGCCCAGCATTCCGCTACGTGTACCGACTGATCAAGTCCGCTTTCTTGTGCGCCGCGAGCGCGCGCTCGTCCGCCGCCGACGCGCCGTAACGCCCCAGCATCTCCCGCGACTTCCAGCCCGCGAGCCGCATCAGATCCTGCTCCTGGCCGCCCTCCGCGAGCCACCGGTGCGCGAACGTGTGCCGGAACCGGTGCGGGTACACGTGCGGCACCTTCGCGTTGTCGGCGCGCCGATTGAACACCTGACGGATACCGCTGTCCGTCAGTCTTCCCTTGCGCCCCAACCACATCGCCTTGGTCCGGTCCGCGTACGGATGCCGCGCCCGCGCACGCAGGTAGCGGCGCAGGGCCTCCCCCGTTGCCGCGCCGAACGGCACCGCCCGCCCACGGCGGCCCTTGCCGAGGACGTGCGCGACATCAGCATCGAAGTCGAAGTCCTCGACGTCCAAGGACGCGATCTCGTCGCACCGCGCGCCCGTGTCGATGAACAGCAGCATCAGGGCGCGGTCGCGCAGGTTCTCGAAGGTTCGGCCCTTGGTGGTGCCCAGCAGAGCTATCAGCTGATCCTCGGTGAGGACGTCAACCGGTTGCTCGGGGACGTCCGGAGCGGTCATCTTCGCCATCGGGGACACGGTGATCTCGCCTTCGACCTCTTCCAGCCAGCGCCAGAGCTGTTGCAGCGACCGGAAGTACTTGGCGACGTACGCGTCCGACAGCTTCTTCCCGGTCCGCTTGTTCGGCCGCTCCTGAAGATCGACGATGAACTCTTCGACATGCGCCTTCTCGATCTCCGACGCTCCGGTCGGCATGCCCTTCTCGACAAGGAAGTCGACGAACTCGCCAGCGACCCTGAGGTAGGAGTCGATCGTGTTCCGCGACTTGTTTCTCGCCCTCAGATGCCGTCTCCAGTCCGGAAGCAGCTCTCTGAGGTCATCTATCGCGAGGGGTTCAGTGGGGACGTTCAC